CAAATGATTCCCACCGTTTACTATTGAAAGGGGAGCTCCCCATCTAAACGGTTTTATTTTGGCAGTTAATGTATTGTTTGTAGTACTAGAAGAATAGTAATACCAATATCCATCACTCATACCCGCATTTGCAGGATGGTTCAGATATAGGTTTGCGGTTGAACCTGATAAATTATACTCTCTAACTATACTACTTATCGCCATTTATTTCTCTGTTTTTGCACTTTTCGCATTTACATTTAGACCAACTATAATATTTAAATTTTGCCCATTTCACAAATCTTTTAAACCCGAACAAACCAACTACCCAGATTAAAAAATAAAAGATTGTTGATATTATACAAATTGGACACATATTATATTTTATTTTTTACCATTACCATCTAACCAACTATGATTTTCATTTACAGTATTCCATTCAACTAAAGATTGTCCTATAAATGGTGAACCACACTTTGTATCGACTATATGTATGATATTTTTTAAAGATTTATTTACATTCAAAACGGATTCTACGTTTGAAAATATATCATTGTAATAATCATATGATGTTAATACATCCTCTGTTATTATATAATCAAAATATTGTATTCCGGTTTGCTCTCTTATTTCTTGAACAAAGGTTTCCGATGTAACATCCACATTGTATATTGGGTATGTAGATTCCGTATCCGTATTTAAATGTATATATGGCGATGTATCACATCCCCAAACATTCATTCTTTTATTTCCCAACTCTTCCATCAAGTAACCAAATGCACATCCTATTACCAATACCTTACTACCAATTGGCATATTTAATCCAGCAACTATATTTTCTGCTCTTATTTTAAAAATATCATCACCTTCAAAAAAAAGTCTTGAGTATGTAATGTGTTCATCTTCAAATGCACAAATACACGATGCTCTTCCACATTCTCCCATTGTTGCATGAAAATGTCCATCATCATCTACACCATCTACACAACTATTTAGATGGGGCATATAATAATACTTACTATATGCATTTTCGAATCCGTTTAAATCCCAAGTATATAATTTCATATTATCCTGATATTGGTATTCCTGGTCTAAATAATAAATCCGTTGTATTTAATGCAAATCCCAAATACAAACACCTCGTAGTTGTTGTTGGTGTTGGTGGAGTGGATGTTATATTACCAGCTGTCGTTAAAAAATATGGTGATCCAGCTGATAGAGATGTTAATCCTCCTATAACACCACTTGCATAATATACACCATTTTGTTTAAACAATACACAGTTTAATTCCGTAGTCGTATCCGCACTACTTGCATCCGTTGCAGTATTTATTCCACTAATTCTAACCACCCTTCCATCGGTTCCTCCCGATAATCCAGGTACTGTGATTGCAGTATCAGTTACTATACTTGTAGATTTTATAAATGCCATAATTTTATATTTTATACTCCTATTCTTATTAATTGTAAATACGTATCCGTTGTTAATTGTCCAACACTTCCTGTATTACTTGCATATGCTTCCAAATAGGTTCCAGATGCGAAATAATACGTTTCATCCAATTCTATATTTTCCAATGCACCAAAAGATGCACTTTCTATTGTTGCACTTCCGGTTGCTTTTATATTAATATTATACGAATTTGCACCACCTATGGTATTTGCAACAAAAGATGATTTTAATCTATAATACCCATCAGTATATATGGATACCTTTTGTGCAGTTCCTGCCGACCAATAAACATTACCATTTATATCAGCATTTATATTATAATCTGCGGAATCCCATGGAATTGCAGTTGGAGTGGATGTCATACTTTCGTTTGCAGATAAATTCAGTTTTACTCCACTAAAAGAATCTAATGGTAAAAATGATGAACCTATTGAATATCCTACTCTATATATTTCAAAAAATGAAGTTGTCAATATAGTACCTATACCATCATCTTCGTGGATATAACATTCTATGTAGTCTCCAGAAACCAATTGTAATACCTCATCATATGCTATGAATTGATTTGGTGATGCCGTTGAATTTGCAAGTTCAGTTATACCATTCTTTTTTATAATAAAATTATAAGTGGAACCTGCACCTAATGGGCCGGATTCAAACAATGCACTTATTCGATAATATCCATTTATAGATATTGTGAGTCTCGATGAATTCGTTCCTATATTTGAATATGAATCCGTATCAAAATCAACCGTATCAAATGCTACTTGAGTAGTAGTTGAAGTTAATCCCAAATTTGCAGATAATGATAGTTTTGCTCCTGAAAATTCTTTAATGTTAACATCACTTTTTTTATTCCATACTCCTTTTGTAGACGAGTATTCCCATACAATACCATTTCCATCTGTGTATTGTTGTCCATTTGTCGGTGATGTTGGAAAATTCAATGCCATATGTATAAATATAAATTATGTAATTATATGTCTGAATTTTTTAAAAGTTGGTGATACAATAGTTGCACCTGCTCCCCATCTCAACAATACGTCACTAGCATTATTATTAGTTGCACCTGTTATTTCCCAACCAATTTTAACAATTAGGAATTCATTTTGTAAATCAAATGCGGGTGCTGCCCATGTTACCGTACTTGTTTGTGCAGTTGCGGTTGCTAGGTTTGTTACAGTAGTACCAACCAAACGTGCAGAGGTTATTTGCGTTACACTCGCAAATGCAGTACCACTTCTTAATCCTCTATAAACACGTATACCAATCCTTCCATCCTGCGTACCACCTGCACCTACTGCAATAACAGGAAAGCTAAATGTCCATGTACCAGCAGGAAATACACCATTATATTCATATAGAGTAGAAATACTATCGGTACTGTTAATTAACGTTGGTGGTGCATAAGTTGTTGCCGATGGATAGTTTGCATCCGATGTTGGTACTGCAGCTGCGGGAGATATTGTTGCAGAAAAACCTGCAACTTCCGACCCGTTTGATAAATCACGATAGTTACCGGCTGCAGTTTTTGCGACTGTCCATCCCGTTACGGATGTTGCGGCGGTTGCGGCTGCAGCTTCATCCCACCACAAAACACTCGCAGGTGTTCCATTTGTTGTTACTTGTCTTAATGACCATGTTTTTACCGCCATACTTAATTAATCTTCGTAAACTTATATGTACAATTTGGCCAATTAGTAATATGATTGGGTTTTGATGGTTGAAATTTACAACCTGTTAAATAATATGTGGTATCTCTACCTGTGCATAATCCCTTACCATCTTCCGTCAATCTAAAATATGCACATTTACCATGTACAACAGGATTTAATCCTTGACCTTGTACCCAGTTACCATCTTGGTTTTTAAATAAATGATCTACTGGATCATCATCACAACAATCACCACATTGTGAACATCCCCCTGTTCTTTCCCATATATCACCATTAATTGGATCTACCCAGTATATTGTTTCATCTTCTATGTATGTCAATTCTGGCATTTTAATTATTTTTATGCGTATTCAAATTGTATGTATAATTCGTTTACCGTTCCTGCGGTTGCAGTTGTTTCTAACCATATAAAGTTGTTTGCAGGTACAGAATTATTTCCCGCCAATGTTACCGCAGTTGCAGTAGTTGTGGATGTTACTGCCTGTGCACTCACTATTGTCGTTCCTGCTGCACTTCTATCGGCATTATATCTTAATGTTACGGTTACCGATTGTCCGGCAGTACCCCTTAAAACCGCCTGTACTCCTTGTATTTCCAAACTTGCGGATGTATACATAATAGTAACATCTTCTGCGTTGGTTGGATCGTATATTGATATTCCCTTTATATAGTTATTTGGATTAGAACTACCTCCTCCGCCACCCCAAGATCCAGATTGCGTTCCTATAGTTGCAAATTTGGTATTTACCGATGAACTGAATAATTCTAAATTATCTATACTAACATTTACCGATGCTGATGTTGTTTCTAAATTAGTTAATCTACTTGCAGCGGATGCGGTGAATGTATTAAGTGATCCTGTACTAACATTGATTGCCAAAACCGATGCATCTTGGCTTGCGGAATCTATTTCTAAATGATTTAATCTAATTCCAGCAGATGCCGTAAAAGTATTCAATGATGCAGTACTTGCATTTAATGCACTTATATCTGTCGTTTGTCCTCCGCCAAAAGATGATGTAGCCACAACCACCGTTCTATTAATACCATTACCGACCAATACATGTCCTTGCGGTATAGATGAACTTATCGATTGTGAAACATCTAATGAACCAGAAATAGTTTGTAATCCAACAAACGTATTGGATGCCGTTATAGCATATGATCCTGTTTTAGAATTTAATGATGCAGTACTTGCATTGATTGCCGCAATACTCACATCAATACTTGCACTTTCTAGTTCTAAATTACCAAATCTACTATTTGCAGATGCAGTATAGGCATTTAATGAACCCGTACCGATGTTTATTGCATTAATAGCGGTTTGTTGCGATGCCGATGATAAGTTTAAGTTAGTTAAACTAACTGCGGTTGATGATGTGAACGTATTCAATGATGCAGTACTTGCATTTAATGCACCTATATCTGTGGTTTGTCCACCTCCGAAAGATGATGTTGCTACAACTACGGTTCTATTAATACCATTACCAACCAATACGTGTCCTTGTGGTATAGATGAGCTTATTGATTGTGAAACATCTAATGCTCCTGATATGGTTTGTAGCCCAAAGAATATATTTGATCCGGTAGTTGCGTAAGATCCTGTTTTGGAATTTAATGATGCAGTACTTGCATTTAATGCCGATAATCCCACATTTACACTCGCCGAAGTTAATTCCAAATTATTAAATCTACTTGTTGCCGATGCAGTATACGTATTCAATGAACCTGTACTCACATTAATTGCCACAATACTCACATCGGTACTTGCACTATCTAATTCTAAATTATTGAGTCTACTTGTTGCAGATGCCGTAAATGTATTAAGTGATCCTGTACTTACACTTAATGCTACAATGGATGCCTGTTGAGATCCCGAACTAACATTTAAGTTTAGTACACTTGCGCTAACAGAATTGGTATAAGTATTGATGTTCCATAAACTTGCACTTGTGGATGTGGTATAATTATTTAATGCCACAACACTTGCATTTACACTCGCAGATGTGAGTTCCAAATTGTTTAACCTACTTGTTGCTGATGCTGTATATGAATTTAAAGATGATGTACTAACATTTAATGCAGCAATACTCACATCGGCACTTGCACTATCTAATTCTAAATTGTTTAATCTACTTGTTGCCGATGCGGTGTATGTGTTTATTGATCCCGTACTCACACTCAATGCTACAATTGCTACCTGCTGCGAACCAGAACTAATATTTAGATTAAGTACACTTGCACTTACGGAGTTTGTATATGTATTAATGTTCCATAAACTTGCACTCACCGATGCGGTGTAACTATTCAATGAACCCGTACTCACATTTAGTGCGGAAATACTATTATTTGTACTCCCACTTGTCAGTTCTAAATTATTTAATCTACTGTTTGCAGATGCCGTAAATGTGTTCAAGGATGCCGTACTTACATTCAATGCCGATGTATCTCCTGAACCTCCTGCCGTTGAATTTATCGTTACCGTATCTCCCGTAGCATCCGTTGTTATTGATATATTAGATCCCGCCACTAAAGTTAAGGTAGAACCCGCTCCGTTTGCAATCACGTTCGATTGACCCGATACTGCAATTGTTCCAAATGAATTACCCCCCGCAACTAATGATGACGTGGAGAATGCTATTGATTTTCCTACTCCATCTCCCACCCAAACGTATCCTTGTTGCAACGATGCAGTGAATGATGATGATATATATGATGATTGTGTTGTAAATGTTGCAAAATCTGTATTAGTACTTTGGAATACTATATTCGTATTATTTGCGTATACTCTATTTTGTAAATTAGCGCTTTCTATATATCCAATTACACCAACCGATGGATCTAAATTAAAATCAAATGTATTTTCATAAGAAATTGCACCTCCACCACCAAAAGATGATGTTGCAGTAAGTATTGTTCTATTATTTGCATCACCTACCCACACATATCCTTTTTGTAGAGATGCAGTAAATGATCCAGATAAATCCAAATTACCTGATACTATTTGATTTGCAACAAAAGTATTTGATCCCGTTGTTGCGTATGACCCCGTTTTAGAATTTAGTGATGCTGTACTTGCATTGAGTGTTGATAAACTTGCGTTTGTACTTGCTGATGTAAGTTCTATATTATTTAATCTACTCGTTGTTGATGCGGTAAATATATTAAGTGATCCTGTACTAACATTCAATGCAGATACGCTTACATTTACACTAGCTGAATTTAATTCTAAATTATTAAACCTACTTGTTGCCGATGCGGTATAGGTATTAAGCGATGATGTACTTACATTTATAGAAGATGTACTAACGTTTAATGCCAATCTACTAACATTTACACTAGCAGATGTTAGTTCTAAATTATTTAGCCTAGAATCAACTGATCCTGTATATGTGTTGAAACTTATTGAACTTGATAAAACATTATCAGAATTTGCTAATAATATCCTACTTTCTGATCCGGATTTTCCAGCTATCCAATAATCGTTTGTTCCATCCCATAAAAGTGATCCTGAAATTAAGGATGATACCGTTGCATCTTTAACATATATACCGGCAATTGTCTGCGTACCACCATAATTCAATTCAATTATGTTATCACCAATATTTAAAACGGATGAACTTATATATGTAGTTGATCCACTAACATAAAAATTACCTTTAACTATCAAATCAGAACCATTAAATATTACTGCGTTATTTACGGATGATGTAAAAGTATTTAATGAATTTGTAGATACATTAATAGCAGTTATACTGACTTGTTGTGATGCTGATGATATATTGTGGTTTGTTAAACTTGCATTTACGCTTGCTGAAGTTAATTCTAAATTATTTAACCTACTATTTGTAGATGCAGTATATGTATTAAGTGCCCCTGTACTTGCATTTAGTGCTGCCAAACTTGCGTTTGTACTTGCCGATGTTAATTCTAAATTATTAAATCTGCTAGTTGCTGATGCACTGAAGGTATTTAGTGATCCCGTACTTACACTTAATGCCGCAATTGCTGCCTGTTGTGAACCAGAGCTAATATTATGATTCAATATACTAGCGCTAACAGAATTTGTGTATGTATTTAAGTTCCATAAACTAGCGCTAACCGATGAAGTATACGTATTTAATGAACCACTTGAAGTATTTAGTGCTACCAAACTAACATTAGTACTTGCCGATGTTAATTCTAAATTATTTAATCTACTATTTGTAGATGCTGTAAATGTGTTTATTGATCCCGTACTTACACTTAATGCTGCAATTGCTGCCTGTTGTGAACCAGAACTTATATTGTGATTGAATATACTAGCACTTACAGAATTAGTGTAAGTGTTCAAATTCCATAAACTTGCACTAACAGATGCAGTGTACGTATTAAGTGCACCCGTACTTGCATTTATAGCCAACCTACTTGCATTTAAACTTGCGGATGTAAGTTCTATATTATTTAATCTATTATTTGTTGATCCTGTGAATGTATTTAACGATCCCGTACTAACATTCAATGCAAAAATACTCACATCCGCACTCGCAGTTTCTAATTCTATATTATTAAGCCTACTTGTAGTAGATGCTGTAAATGTGTTTATTGATGATGTATAACTACTAAATGTTGCGTTTGATGAAGATAGTATTCCGGATGGTAATAGTGTGGAGAAACTTGATGTTGCAACCGCACTAGCACTACCAACGGAGTTACCAACCCAAGCATATCCACTCTGTAAGGATGCAGTTAAAGTACCGACTAATATTAAATTTTCTGCCCATATATCTTTTTGTACTCCAATACCACCCGCAACTCTGATTACTCCCGTTGCTTTTGATGTTGCGTTTGTAGTACCCGTTAATACTATCGAATTTGCAGATGAATTTCCTCTTCCCAATACAGAATCTAAAGTATCAGTTTCCGTATAACTTGCCACTACTCCCGTAAGTCCGCTACCGTCACCATAGAACTTTCTAGCCCACACATCCATCATAAATCCTGCACCACCACTTATGATGAGTGCACCTGAACCCGATGAGGTTGCGTTTGTAGTATTTGTTATTATAATTGGATTATCGGTTGTATATCCAATATCCGTTACATCTTGTAGTGATAATAGAGTTGGGCCTGTATTTACCGTTGGATCAGATTGTAGTATCCATTGTGTGGATATCCCATCATTATATCTTATATATGATTTTCCAGTATCACTATCATACCATATCATATTATCATATGTGGTAGATGGTGCATTTGCTGATGATGTTATGTATATGTTTCCAGGTACAAGAGATGATGTTGCTAATAATTTGGTTACATTCGATGCGTTTCCTACCCAAATATATCCATTTTGTAAAGATGCCGTTATTGACCCACCAATATCCAAATCACCGTTTCCAACTATATCTCTTGTTACAAAAATATCTCGTTGGAAATTACCATCCTGTGTTACTACTATTTCTCCAAAGGATCCCGTTCTTGTCAACGTAATTGATCCCGTTGTTATACTATTTGTTGTTACAATGTGTTGAATGGATTGCGTTGTTGATGAAGAGACGTGCAAAAATACCCTACCATCAAATGTATTGATTGCAATTTCACCAATAGCAAGAGAAGATGTAGTAGGAACTTTGCCCGACAACGCCGAGCGTTTCAGAATAATACTTTGAGCCATATCTATGGTATCCTTTAAAAGTTATATAACAACAGAGTAGTATATACTACCAGAATAAATATAATTTATTTAAATAAAAAAACCCATCCGAAGAAGGGTTTTTATTTTTATATTATTTATTGATTAAAACGAACCACCATCTATAACATTACTCATTGTAAATGCACTTCCGTTCCATTGTAAGAAATCACCATCAACGGTAGGTGCAATGACCAAATCCAAATTACCCGTTGTTTCTCTAAAAACAATTCTTTTACTTGAACCACCCGTTGGTAAATTGAATGATCCGGTAAATGCTGAACCGCTAAAAGGTCTATTTGCTGTCCACGCGTCGCCTGTATTTGCGTAGGTAAATGTTGCTCCAGATCCAGATATGTATATACCTGCACCATCGGATTGCAATGATGTCGTTGATCCCGATGCCAATACTATTAACTTATCTTCTACAACAAGTTCGGTTGTATTTAATGTTACGGTACTACCTTGTACAGTCAAATCTCCTATAACTGTAAGGTTGGTTCCATTTACAGATATTGCAGATTTTAATGATGATGTATATGAGTTTATTGAACTCGTAGATACGTTTAAAGCAGCGATACTTGCATCTGCACTTGCGGAATCTAATTCCAAATTATTTAATCTACTAGATGCCGATGCAGTAAATGTATTAATAGATCCTGTACTGACATTCAATGCATTAATGCTTGTCTGTTGCGAACCCGAACTGATATTTAAATTCAATACACTTACACTTACCGCCGCCGTATATGTGTTTAAGTTTGTTAATGATGCAGCGGTTGATGCACTAAATGTATTTAAAGAACCTGTACTCACACTCAATGCACTAATACTTGCCTGTTGTGAACCAGAACTTATATTGAGGTTTAATACACTTGCACTTACAGAGTTGGTATAAGTGTTTATATTCCACAAACTAGCACTTACAGATGCTGTATATGAGTTTAGTGATGCTGTCGATGCGTTTATTGCCGTTAATCCCGCAGTTGAACTTGCAGATGTAGATTCTAAATTGTTTAATCTACTAGTTGTGGATGATGTGAATGTGTTTATGGATCCCGTACTCACACTCAATGCAGTAATTGAAGCTTGTTGTGAACCAGAACTGATGTTGAGGTTTAATACACTTGCACTAACTGAATTTGTGTAGGTATTAATATTCCACAAACTAGCACTTACAGATGCAGTGTATAAGTTTAAATTACTTACACTACTATCTACACTTCCCGATTTTGTTTCAAGATTACTTAATCTACTCGCTGCAGATGCTGTAAATGTATTGAGCGATGCGGAACTTGCATTTAATGCGTTTATGCTAGTCTGTTGGGATGCGCTGGATGCATTTAATGATGCGGTACTTGCATTCAATGCATTGATTGCAGATGTTACAGAACCACCACCAATTGATGCCTCAACTGCATCCAACCTACTATCAACTGATTGGGAGAATGATGTAACATTTCCAATACCCGTAATAGTGGATGCACTTAATTCAGCCAGAACATCCAAACCACCTGCTATAATAACTTTTGTATTATCAGTAGCCTGTGACATTATTGAACTTGATATATGGTCATCACCAATTGCCATTGGGAACGAACCACTTGTCAATCCAACTTCATTTCCTAATGTTCCGGTGTTTTTAGGGCCGGAGATAAGCATTGCAGAATTATAAGGATCTTCCGAATCAGCTGGATGTTCATATATCCAGTGATTATTCACACTATCCCACCACAATGAACCCGTTCCACCCGTTGATCCCGAATCAATAACACTTATACCACCAAACCTAATTGCAGGTGTGAATGTATTTAATGTTATTTGATTATCACCAATGTTAAGAACACTAGCACTAATATTTGAAATAGATGATGAACCTATTACTATTAAATCTTGCGTTATATATACAGATCCACTAATGACCTGTGTACCGTTAAATGTATTTGATCCGGTAGTTGCGTATGATCCAGTTTTGGATTCCAAACTGCTCAATCTATTTGCTGCAGATCCTGTGAATGTATTTAATGAGCTTGTACTAACATTTATCGCATTTATTGAAGCCTGCTGCGATGCGGATGATACGTTTAAGTTAGTCAAACTTGCAGCAGTTGATGCAGTAAAACCATTCAAAGATGATGTACTGATATTTAATGCCGCAACACTTGCATTTACGCTTGCTGAAGTTAATTCTAAATTATTAAATCTGCTAGTTGCGGATGCCGTATATGTGTTTAACGATCCGGTACTTACACTCAATGCGTTTAGAGATGCCTGTTGTGAACCCGAACTGATGTTTAAATTCAATATACTCGCACTTACGGAGTTAGTATATGTATTCAAATTCCACAAGCTGGCGCTCACCGATGCAGTGTATGAATTTAAACTTGCAACACTTGCATCGTTACTTGCCGAATCTAATTCTAAATTAGTTAATCTACTTGCAGCGGATGCGGTAAATGTATTTAATGAACCCGTACTAACATTTATTGCGTTAATACTGGTCTGCTGTGATGCGGATGATACGTTTAAGTTAGTTAAGCTTGCTGCAGTCGATGCGGTAAAATTGTTTATAGATCCTGTAGATACTTCAATTGCATTAAGTCTAGCATTATTAGATCCAGTATATGCGTTTAAGAAATTTATACTTGTTCCAACATCGCCTGCTCCAATTGATTGTTCCAATGCATCCAATCTTGTATCAACCGATTGGGAGAATGGTTGTATGTTACCTATTAAATTTATGGCTTCATTTGCATCGGTTCCCAACAAATATAAAGTTGGTGTAACGTTTGATGCACTAACATAATATGGAACACCATTAACTAATCCATTATAAGCTGCGTTTGAAAATGTATTGGGTACGGTTGTTCCACGCAATACTCTGTTTACAGCCTGTACTTGTCCATTTTCAACTGCTGCAAATACAATGGATGATCCATTAGTAGGTGATATATTGGATGAACCCGATGCTATTACTATTTCACCCTTTGATAGTGATGCGGTTACGTTTGATAGTGCTTCTAAACTACCACGCCTGTGCTTAATTATTTGTGCCATATTTTAGTTATTCTCCGTTAAAATTAATTAATTATGGTTATTCAATATATAAATATCATTTTTTTTTTGATTACCACTCTCCTTGATCTATAATATTTGCATCCGCACTTCCACTAGCCGATGGGTCTGCCGGAAGAACAGTTCCTCCTGCTAAATAAATCTGTGCAGGAACATTTGTATCATCCGCATTAGGTCCTTCTGGTAAGTTATTTGCATCCACGACACCCATAGCACCACTCACTATTAATGAGTAAGAATCAGCATCAGCAGTAGATATTGTGATATTTTTAAGAGTTGTTCCATCCAATTGAGCTGATGATGATATCAATCCTTGTGGTATTCCTGTTAGATTATTCCAATCGGATGCCCCACCTCCAACTGTTCCACTAAGCGCATATCTTAAATCATATGCACCGGTCAATTGCGATGATGCGGATACCACTCCAATATAATCAACTACAGCCGTTACAGATTCGGTAAATGTTTGTGCAAGTACTGCTGCCTGTATTAAGAACGAACTACTCTCTATTTGTTTTATTTGTATTAGTGTTGCCATTTATTTAAATTTACCTATAACATAAATATCATTTATGTGTTGTGAATCAAAATCTATATACGAATCGTTCAATGTTATAACAACATCTGTTCCAACTTCTTTAATTGTATAGTTTCCAGGAATATGCAATCCGCCAACTATTATTTCGAAATTATCAGGAGATGCACCCTCTGTGCCGTAATCAAGTACAGTATTATTTAAAATAAGTTTTCCAAATCCATCATTACTATACGAATCAACCGATTTTTTAATCAACCTACCACTATATTGTAAAATTTCATTATGAAATTCATTTATAGTATTTTTATTATTTGTTATTTTTGTTGTAGTAGTTTGTACTCTTACGTTTGATTGATATGATTGTGTGGATGGTATATCTATATTCAATAAACTACCCGTTAAATACAAATCATCATTTAAATTATTTGTATTTATTTTCGGTAAAACTCTATTGAGTTTTCTGGCATTTGAATTAAATCTATTAAGCATATTGTTCTATATCTCCTTTTAAATAAATTTCATCATTTGTATCCAACTCATATTGGAAATTATTTTTTATAAACTTCACAACAATCCCATCTACACCATCTTCTATCAAAAAATCTCTATTAGAAATATTTTGTGTATTTATACGAATGGTAACTCTATCTTGCACCTTTCTATATTCAACTTCTCTTAAAATTTCTACAAATCTATAATTTTTGGCTTCAAATATATAATAGTTTGAATCATTTAAATTTTTGGGTGTTAAATATACTCCCGTTATTTTTCTAGATATTTTTTGAGTTATATCAAGTAAAGTTCTTTTCATTATATATCAATAAATTTACCTGTTATAGTTATTTCATCTTCCGTATCAACATCGAATCCTAAAATCAATGGTAAAAATGTTATAGTTAAGTTTCCCGGCGCAGTTGCATAGGATACTCCAAAGTGAGTACCATAATAGTATCTAACACCATTTATATAAACTTTAATATCATACGGTTCACCACTTAATGTTATTGTACCCGATATTACCGATGATAATAGTGGTGGGGCCTTTATTGGTTTGATGCCTGCAAATGTTATTGTATTATTTGCTACGGGAGTCTCAACTCTACTATTATTCAATGATAAGAAATCTATAAGGTCTTTGTTATCATAGTATGGTGAAGGTGTTGTGAGTAATCCTTCAAGTCTACCATTTCCGGTCATATCGGTTTCCGTTGATACTACAAATCTATTTACTGATATTGATTTTTTAGTAGTTGCTTCTCCATCAAATGTTTCAGGAAGTAAATATGCCTTTACATTTAATGAAAACTCAACTCTATTAATTCTCTCCGTTCCTTCTCCAACCTCATTAACAACATTGAATTCCCCAACCGATGTGTTAAATTTGAACTTATCTTTATCACCCCAATATGATCCTGCAAATTGTAGTTGCTCAATAACCGTATTTAAGTGTTCTGTAAAGTTTGTCCAAACCATGCAATCATAGTTTATTTCTACATAATCCGGCATAGTTACGTTATATAATTCGTATTTCGGTTTCGTATTTGATCCTAATAAACTAAATCTATCATATCTGTTTTCAGGTGAATATTTTCGTATTGTTGCATATGAAACATGCCTATTTAACATAGACATTGCTTCGTTTTTAGCAACACTTGTTCTCCTAATCATCATTAAAGGAAGTTGTATTTTTCCTTTTGCATCCCTATATACGCCCTGTCTCCTTGCACCATTCCATCTTTCCGAGTTACCATATATTACAGGTATTTTTAAAACCGTTCCGTTTTCATCCAAATTAGGTAAAACTGTATCTTCCAAATAAGACATCATTGCATAATCTATATCAAATAGAGTTACACTTTGTTTCAAATCTTGCTTATTTACTTTGATTTGATTTATTCTTGTATTATTTCTTAATGGATTTGTAGACATCTTTTTTAATTAATTCTTTCTTCTATATTTAATGTTGCTTTGTTTACCATAAAAGTAGAACATACAATACTCCAATTTCTATCACTATTTTCTCCAGGTAATCCACCAATAAATTGTACCTCATTTGTATTATCTATTTCATAATAAGAATTATCGAAATAAATAACATCGCCTATTTCAGGATAAACATTTCGTTCTTCACATAATAATCTATCAAATTTAAAAGTTATATTCTGTTGGTTGTCAGAACCAAACCCCTCATATACGGCAGTTTCAGGCTCCTTATCAATTAAAACATATAACTCAACTCCAGGATACCAAGTTTTATTTACAGATTCACCATAGATATTTACTTTTGTTTCATTTAAATTTATTTTAAATAAAACGCAAGTATTTTGTATCACCGTATCTACCAACTCTCTTGCTACACTTCTAAAAAGTTGCAAGTCCCTATCTAGCATAAACTTTGGCATATTATCCTACATATATTTTTAAAGGTACTTTTTGTAACATTTGTTGATGGTGATCCGCCTCATGTGCTTTATTTTCCATTACATTTTTTCTACTCAATTCTTCCAAATTTTCTCTCAATTGAGTTATCAATGCATCTTTTTCAACTTGTGCCTCTGCTCTTAATGCTGCACCATCCAATGTTACCTCACCATCTGGAATTGGAACTGAATTATATTTTTCTCTAATTGCTCCCAATAGTTCTTTTGCCAATGCTAAAGTATATTTCCTTATCCATTGCTTACCAACATCATTTATGTTTGAATATTGGATAAAATCATATGGTATATCAGAATAATCGGAAAGGGAATCTGCCTGAATCGTTTGCGAATCATGCTCAAATTCATCCCTACTCATATAATCAAAGTATATTTTTTGCGGGCCCCTTGCCGTTGGAACAGGAAATATTTCTAAATGATTATCTACAATGTTAAATGTGTGCGCAGATTTTCTAATAGTATCATTAAATTCAATATGCTGCATTCTTAATAAATCCTCATATATAGGCATCATTAAAAATTGTGCGGCCGGTGAATAATTACCAAATCCCAATTCGCTCATTAAATTCAAAGTTCCCTGTGCACCCACCGAATATGGGTCAAAAAATCTTGTAATTGCCGGAACTGCTTCGTGATAAACACGAACAACATCAATAGTTGAGCTGCCCGTATATAAACTTTGAAATGATTGTGAACTTTCAACATCGATGGCCGCTTGCATCAAACCATAAGTTTGTACCGAAGATGTTAAATTTACATATGCCCTCTTTATTCTAGTCGTTCCTCCAACTCCTGCAAGTGTTCCGTATTGTTGTGACATACGGATTGCAGTTGGTAAAAATGAACCATCAACCAATGTTTGTGAATAACTTGAAACTTTTCCTTTCGGTTGACCTCTCAATATATCGAGGTTATTTCTTAAATTGAATTGATTTATTTGTGCAGAATATTCAGAGGTTGCTTCTTCAAAACATGCCCATATTTGTGGATTATCCAATTCTATATTAATAATTGGATATCCTAATCTTTTTGCAACCCAAACTGCTGTTTTCGGTGCATCGGATTTAAAATCGGAATCATTATCATATATTCCAAATGGAGTTGCCTCACCGGATGCCGATGCTATTAAAAATGCACTTGCGGTTGAGCCTGACCAATACGTATTTACAGACATTATTATTTTATTTTATAGAGTTATACTACTATAAATATAAGAATAAAAAATAGGGGTAAATTTTTTACTAAACTAATCTAATTTTGATTGTACCATTTGTATGATACAATCCTCCGGCTGGAACACCTCCTAATGCTGCGGAATTATCATCTGCAAAATTTAATGATTGGGAAACCGTTGCAAGTATCATAGTAGATTGTACTAATCGGACTTCATCGTTATTTTTCCACAATGAACCTGTGCGATATAAGGTACTTCCACCATTATTTGTTTCGGCATCTTTTAGTGAACCTGTATTAATTCTAACGTCGTGCAATTCATCCAATTCCCAGCCGTTATCGATTTTTACTTGTAGGATACCATTTGTAGATGCTACAACAACTTGCCCTAAACGAACTTGGTGTAAAGGTGCTTGTGGTTTTGTTGCCGTATATGTACCGTTTGCTCCTAAATATAATAAAGTACCCGGTGTAAACCCATTTGTGTTTATGCCCGTTACTTCTCCTAAAGTTACAGCATACCCACTATTATTTTGTGCTATATCTTGTGGAAGTATTCCAAATGTAATTGCAGACCTTGTTTCACTATCCCAACTTGCAGTTCCAAATGTTGCGAATTGACCGGAATTGCCTGTTATATAAACAACCGTTCCTTTTGTTAACGTTCCTGTTGTAGTATTTTTTCCACGAACAACATTAACGTGTCCTGCGGAAATCATAAAATTATTTATCTCCGTATCAATTTCTAAAGTTTTTCTATCAGCATCCCAATGTATTCTACCCTCTTTGTGTGGTGGTGTTGCTGTTAAAGAAAAATCAATGTGGTCAACGGTTTCTATACTTCCTGTCATATAGATTGAACCTGTTGTTGCAGTTGTATTTACAACATCCAACATATTTACATAACCAAAATCCCCGTCATTTTTTTTGACAAGTACATCGGAACTATCTAATACAGTTGATTTATTAAGTTCCCACGCTTTAAATATTATAATATCTCCGGGATTTGGCATTCTATCTTTTTAAATAAATATCAATATAAAATAAAAAGGGGAAGTAAATACTTCCCCCTTTTAGTTTATTGTAAGTTTATTACTTATCCAATCTTCTCAAAGATTAGAGAGAGTGTAAACCTTCAACGATAATCTTACCGTAAAACTCTGGTCTTACGATTTTCTTAGCGTATCTAGTCATCACACCTCTTCTTGGAGTGAAGTTGGTTGGGTCATAAACTAACGGAGTCATAATCAATGGTACATAAGGTGCGTAAACTGCTCCTGTTTCGAAGAAGTTAGAACCTTTGAAACCTAACAAGATTACGTTTTCAGTCATATAAGGATTCTTATACACATCATATCTGTTAGAGATTGAACCAATGTTAGTAACACCTGCTGCGAACTGTAAAGCATCTTTACCTGGGTTTGCAGAGAATCCGTTCATAGATTCAAGAATTGTTGCTACGTTTGGAGATACAACCAAGAAGTTTGCACCACCTCTCATAGTCAATTGGTGAATTTTGTTAGAAACTTTCTGCAATTTGATACCCAAAGTTTGATACCAAGTGCTCTTTGTGTAAGCAGATGCTGCTGCTGCGTTTGCATCGATTGCGAAACCAGAACCGTTCCAATCATATCCAACTCTTGCAGACCAGTAATCAGTAGTGAATGCATTTTGCTGAAGCATTTCAAGGATTTCCAAATCAATCTCAAGAGAGATATATTCAGAAAGCATTTGAGTTAATTCAGCTTCCGCATCTACTGAATGGTATGCGTTCAAGTCTTGTGCCAATTCTGGAGTCCAGATAGCCTTTAACTTACGAGTTTTTGCAACGATTGGTTCAGATTTCAATTCAAGTTCGATTTCAGGAATTGGAAGGTCAGAACCTTTATCTTCGAAATCACCTCTGTTGTAATCTGTTGGTTGTAAATGATAAGTCAATACTTGCGTTGCAACGTTTGTATCGGTAACTGCAGATCCAGAAAGTACGAATGATGCAGAACCATAACTATCAACGATAGTATATTCTGGGAACAACGTTGTAGTTGCAGAACCTGAAATTTTGAATGCTCTAACACCTTGCCAATCAGCATCAGCTGGTAAACCAACTTTAACTTTCATTACTCTTGAATTAGCAGATGCAATAGATGCTGATAAATCATTATCAAAATTTACATCAGACCAAGAAGCTGTAGTTACAGTTGCGGTTACTGTTGCAGTAGTATCGTTGATTGTATATCCGAATCTACCTGCACCGTAAAGACCACCTTCAGTTTCTTGAGTAGAACCAAGTTTGTTTCCAGAAGGAGCTAAATTATCTTTACCAAATCCGCCACCGTTACCGAACATAGAAGAACCAGAAGCTGGTCTACCTAATGTAGTGTTAGTACCATATTTGAAATCCATATAGAAAATAAGACCTGATGGTAAGTTCATTGGTTGTACAGAAACGAACTCTTTAGCTGCGATTGAACCAAAGATACGTCTAACCAATGGAAGAGCTACACCTGCCCACTCTTCTGAACCTGCTGAAGTACCTGTTCTAGTAGCTTCATCAAGTAATTGCTTTGCCTGGTTTTCAAGCATTACTGCCATACCATGCTTTTGCGTTTCAGAACCAACTCCTTCGAGTAATCCTGTTTTTTCCCACTTGCTTTTCAAACCTCTGGTTTGCTCAAGCATTATGTTTTGTGGGTTTTTCCCTTGCATAATTTGTTTTAAATCCATTTTAATTAATTTTTAATTATTTTGTTAATTACTTAATAATACCTGCCAACTTTCTAAATCTGTCTGCGAAATCTGCAGATTCTGCAATTACTTGCTTAGCTGCTTTAGGAGCGGTTGATTTAACCACTTTACTAGCGATTCCTTCGGAAATAGATTTTTTAGTAGATTTGTTAGAAGTAGAGTATTTGAAATTCTCTGCTAATGTAGAGTATACCAATTTAACTTCTCTAACTGATTTTGTTCTATCCAAAGTTTCGATAACTTTAACCTTCTGTTCGTTGGTCATGTTATGAGCTCTGAATAATTTGTTTGCAAACAACAACTTAGCGTTCAATAAGTTCACTTCGTTGATTGTTTTTTGAAGAGATTTGATGGTTTTGTAAGCTTCATTCAATTCAGCTTTAATAGCTTCATCTTTCATTTCTTCTTCATCACCTTTCATATCTGCTTCCATTTCACGAAGAATTTCTTCTAAATCGATAACTTCGTTTTTCTCTTCGTCATCTTTCATTTCTTCTTCGTTGGTTACAACCACTTTAGGATCTTCACCTTTATCAGTACCAGCTTCTGAACCATCTGCTAAATTCTCAGCCATTGGATCTTCTTCTGCAGGTACTTCTTCAGAACCTTCTTCATCACCTAATTGTGCTTCAAGTTCTCTGATAATAGCTTCCAAATCCAAGTCATCTTCATCCGAACCTTCTTCGGAACCCAATGCATCGAATTCTTCACCACCACCTTCTTCGGAATCGAAATTGAATTCATCTTCTGAACCCATATCATCCATTCCCATTGGATTTTCTTCATCATCACCTTCTCCAGCTTCTAATTCTGCTAATCTAGCTTTTAATTGTGCGATTTCGTTTTGCTTTTCAGCTTCGTCATCACCCATTTCCATACCTTCTTCTTCGTTGATGTCTGCTACCTTTTTGTAATCATCAACTTCTGCACCTGGTGCAGCGGAAGATGTTTCAGTAGAGCCAGCCTCAAATTCAGTATGAGCATCTAATTTAGGATTAGAAGTAGAAGAACCAATGCCTGTAGAATCCAATTCCTCGTCTACTGGTTTAGCTTCATTATCCTTTTCTTCTTCAGCTTCTGCTCTCAATTTTTGAGATAAGATAGATTGAAGTCTTGGAGTGAATGCTTCTTCAAGAGCGAGTTTTGCGTTTGCTAATGCGGTTTCTTTTACGGCTTTAGCATCGGCAATTGCTTCTTTTAACAATTTTGAATTTGCCATTTTGTTTTCTCCTTAATTTTGTTAGTGAAGTTATTTCGTAGGAAACTCCAATGTAATTATGCTGATTGTTCGGTCACACCTTATAAGAGAAGGGTATTCATTAATCAACTATGTCTAAATGTAGAAATCCCATATGTAATGGGATATTTGATAATATATATAAAAATTTTTTAGAAAACTAAAGAAAATACTAATTTTTAGAAATTATTTTGATTTTCTGCCATCTTCAAATGATTTCCACTCTTCTAATTCATCAATTCTTTCTTCTTGTTCTTGTAACCAATTATTCTTTCTTTCTCTTTCTTCTATAATTTGTTGCACCTTTGAATCGGTTTCTTTTTTTATTTCATCAATTTCCTTATGCATCAAACGAAATTCGCTAAATATACCACCCGCAGCAAATGCTACTGTGAGAATACCTACAATGATACTCCAATTATTAGATATAAAACTAGATTGCTTTTCTGATAGGGGCATTATTGAAGATAGGTTAGTTTGTACTTTGTAGAATAAAGTAACGAAACTACCGTATCAATATCATTCTGAATCCAACTATCTTGTAGTTTTTCATCCTGACGTAACTTTGCAACAATTTTGCATAGTTTATCAAAATATGAAATGATATTTTTTATATCACAATTTGTATCCAACCCACTTATAGGTTGTAATTTAATCAATCCTTCTTTACCTTGATAAACCTCTACTAACCCATCAACCATACCACCAATTGTATCATAGTAGTGACCTAATGCCAAATGTGCAGATAATGCACCTACACCCTTCACACCTAAATGAAATGTGTGTGCCTGTGTTCTACTATGTAATAAAAGTGATGCTAATTGTTCCATAATTATTTTTTGTGAGATTTATATCCTTGTCCTTTCATCCAATGTGCCAATGCCCATGGGTTATCTACTTCTGGCTCATCTTTCATTGCCTTTACTGTTTTTTCCCACCCTTCAGGTGCTTTTTCCTGTAATCCCAATCTTTGGTGCATTTGCTCTTCAGTTATTTCTGCTATTTCAAAGTATCTACCTAACACATGCCCCATATCTTCGTAAAGAGCTTCCAATCTTTGTTCTTGTGCTTTTGCTTCTACCGATTCCTTTTCGAATGCAGATTGTAATTTTTTAAGTTCATTCATATTTCTCTTAATGGTCACTCTATCAAACCAATCACCGCCTTCTCTTAAAGTGTATTCTTGTGCGGCATCTGCAATTGCTCCCAAAGTTTCTGCAATCTGTCTAATATCAGATTTTCTTTGCATACTTTCTCTATGCTGACCATACGTTGAAATTATTTCTAAAAAGTGTTTTTTAACTTCCGATGGTAATTGTTGAAACTCTTCAGTTTCTCTTAATATATGTTTTAATTTTATCATTAGTATACCGAATTTATTTGTTTATAAATATCGTTTCCGTACTTATTTCTTACCATCTTCATAAGTTCATCCAATATTTGTCCTCTTAATTTTGAAAGTTCTGCTGGCATACTACCCATTTCAAGATGAATATCCATAATTGAATTTAAAATATTTTCAAACTTTTTTTGTTTTAAAAACTTTGCCAATTCAATTACTGCATCGGTATGTGCATTTCTATCGGTATGTTTTTCTATTTTTTTAACCAACGATGAAATATCCATATCAGAAGCTTCATTTAATCTACTTACTACTTTATTTTTTTTCAATTTTTGAACTGCTTGCGATAATTCAGCCGGGCTTAATCCCAATGCATCAATAATCTTTGCTATCACAAATTGTTCTTTTTTTCTAGATAAATTATATCCTCTAATTACTCTTATGGCTCTATCCAAAAACCGTTCCATTTGGGCCGGTAATGGAGCATCCATATCATCCAATGCTTCTTTTTGGATTTGTCTACCAGGTATAAAATTTACTAACTTTGCCATTTATATTAATTTAATTCAATTATAATTTCTCTCATAAGGTCTTGTGCTCTACACCATTTTCCACATTCTTCTGCTATTTTTGCCCACTGCTTACTCTCCTGTAATGGTGCCATAAATGCTCCATGTGTTGATGGGTTTGAAACAAAATCCCACCCTACCAATTCAAAATCTTCTTGTACCATAACAGTTCCATCATTAAGTTCTTTTACAGAACCCAATCCTCTTGATGAAATTCCCAAACGAATATTATTCTTTAATAGTTCTTTTAGGATATTGCCGGATGGTGTTGATAATATTTCAACTTTTCCCATAACATCATCACCCTCCCACCAAATTTCTCTGATATTGTGTGATACGTTTTTTAAATTTATTACTGGGGAATCTGGATGATCCAATTCACCCAATGCTCTTCTTTCTTTAATTAGTTGATTATACTTTTTACACTCTCTTTCAAGAATTTCTTTTGGATATCTTCTATTATTTTGATTTGGAGCACCGGCTCTTTGTAAGATACCAGAAACTAAATAAGTTCCATTCTCTTCTTTTACAAGCTTTGCTTCAAAAAGGTGTGTTTCTATCAGAAGATTCTTATTCATTTTTTTAAATCATTTTTTACTTTATCTACCGCCTTATCACCTAAATCATCCCAAGACTTGGAAATTATAATTTTTAATTGATTTTCCAATTCCGTCTTATCCAATCCATCTTTATTTTTATCTATAACTTTTTGAATACTATTTTGAACGTACCCCATCTTCACAATTTTATCAGTCGTTCCATTATCCATTCCTCTTTCTGGGTCAATTATTTTAGATATATCATCCGCAACTCTTTTATTGTTTGCCATTGAATCTAAAACTTTTTTAACCGCATCTTTGTAATTTGGTTTTCCGGAGAAATAACTCATTCCCCTTCTAACTAAATCATATAAATAATAAAAAACAACTTTACCAATAATGATACTACCCAAAACGGATAATAATCCTACGGCAAAGTTCTCATTTACTTTTTTTTTTCTTCGTTTTTTGCTCTCAATGTTGCTAAGTCTGATCCTTCAATTTCACCATCCTTATCAACATCAATTTGTTTTTGCTTATCAGTCAATTCATTATATCCTCTCAACTTTCCCTCTTGCTTTGCTTTATATGCCTTATCAACTGCATTGAAAAATTTCTTTTTTTCCTCATCGGACATGGATTCTATAGATTTACCACTTTTATCTAACATAGTTTTAAATAATTGTTGATAATCTTGCTCCTCTTTAATGACTTCCTTAATAAGTTCTTTTAATTGATTTATATTCATTTTATTCGGATATTTGTCTTATTTTTTGGTCTAATTTTAATAATCTTTCTTTTATAGCATAAATATGATTATTTGTTCTTTTCCAATAAGATTTGTTATCTACACCACTTTCGTTTTTAATCTTACCATACCAATTAAGAAACCTTTCCATTTCTTTTAATTGTTTGTTGATATTGGAAATTCCTCTACCTATTTTTGCCTGTGCGGTTGATTCATCTCTTTTTAACTCTAGCCAACGATTTTCACTAACAACCGAATATCCGGTTAAATCTGCTAATCTTTTTCCTTTCTTTTTTTCATTTCCAGGCTTACCAAATGCTTTTGGTGTATTATACCCCTGTGCATTCGCAGTACTATTCATTTCATCAATCATCTTTTCTCTGATGATTTGTCTTATGATTTCTTTTATACTATTGATATCTATATTTTTCACTTATTTAAACTATTTTTTAATTCGGTTAATAGTTCATATGTCATCATCATGGCTGATAGATGTTGTTCTTTTATTTTTTTAACAGATTTTATCTTTTTAATATTTGATATTGTTTCTGCCAATTTTATCTTTGTAACTTTATCGGAAATTTTAGATCCAACTTCTTTCAAAGATTCTAATAATTTTGTAACTTCGGTTGCAACGAAATCGTTTAATTTACCTGTGTTATTAATATTATTAATATATTCTTTCAATAATAATTTTTGTTCAGATGATAAATTTTTATATTTGTTATTGAAGGATTCTACAAGCAGTTTATAAGAAACCGCTCTTAAATCTTCATCTTGTTTTTTATATTCTTCTAAAACAGCATCTTTTATTTTTGCATCTTTATTTTGAATAGATGTGTTTATTATATTTTCCGTAATTGTAAATCTAGAACTTACTATATCAGTTGGATCGTATTGTTCGTTTGTTGTAACAACTTCAAATATCTTATATATTGATGCCAACGATTTATAGTTTGATATTGGTGATTTTATAAAATCATCTATATTATAGTTTTCTTTTATTTTTTTAATTAAAGAATATTTTTCTTTTATTAATTTTTTTTCATCCAATCTTTTTCTAGCTTCGCATATTGTATCAATAAACTTTTCAGCCTTTGCTTCTGAATTATACTTTTCATTTATAAGGTATTGATATAACTTCAATTCCTTTGATAATTCTTTTTTAGAATTAAAAAATTCTTTTAAAATAATTTCTGCTATTGATTTGTTGGACGAAAGTATTTCGGATGTAACCTGCCTTACAAGCAATTCAAAAATGAATCCTGTATTTTTAAATTTTGAATGTTTTATTTTTTTCATCAATTTGTACAATTAATCAGATATAAATATACTTTTGTATTAGTTTATTGCTCTTTTGTTATATCCTCTGTCAAAATTCTCTTTTTATTTCCATTCATATCTTTGAATATTTCTAAATATGGTGTTTTTCTTGGTTTATATTTTACCGATCCTTCCTTTTGTTTAAGAGTTTTAATTCCTAATGGGTCTCTTCCCTCCGGATGGTCATCTTTACCATATCTAACAGAATCTTTAGGTCTACCAACACCATCTTCTTCCAATTCAGCTTTTATTTTTGCAATTTCTTCTTCAACGTTTGTAGGTGCTTCTGTTCCTGTTTCTTTCGCAGGATCTACACCTTGCGTTTCGATAGATGTTAAACGGAATTGTTGTTTTGTATCTTCCAATACGGCCAATGTTTGTTGATCTTGTTCATCTTTGGCCATTCCCATAATTGCTTCATACATCCATTCTTTAGAGAACATCTTTGTTTGTTGCATGGATGTTATTAGTTGTACTTTTGCAGTATACAATTCAACTTTTTCTTGCTCATATATTTTTGAAGGAATGGTTAATTCTAAAGAAAAATTAGTCAATCTCTCATCGTTTATTCCTTGTGCATATAAATGAATTATAGCTATTTTTGTCAATTCGGAAATCATAGTTCTTTGGATTCTCTCAATCGTTTTTGCAAAACGAACATCCATTCCCGCTAAAGTAGCTTTACCATTTGTTTCTTCTTCATATCCTATAAATGCTTTTGGAATTTGAAGTGCGGCTAACATTTTTCCTTTTAAATAGTTGATATCATCAATCATATTATATTCCAACCCCTTTAGGGTATCAATTGATGTTCCACTATCATTACCACGAACTGGCATATAATAATCTTCGATAAGGTTTTGAATATTATACTTTAAGTTATATTCGCCTGTTCTCTCATCAACAAATGGTACTTTTTTGGAGTTGTTTATAATTTTCTGCATGTAATTATCAACCTCATTTGGGGGAATATTACCTACATCAACTTTGAATATTCTTTTTTCCGGTGCACGCATCACTCTATGAATTAGCATTGCATCTTCCATAAGTGATAATTGTTTCCAAACTCGGCGGCCGCCCTCTATCATTGATTTACCATATGGTAAAAAGTTTGCATCACCATTCAAACGAAAGTGTGCAATCTCGTAATTTTCGTATTCTTTTTTTGCACTTTGTCCAACTGCATTATATGGATTTTGATATGGAGCGTAAACAAATTTAACTCTTTGTGGATTTTGTGGATCAAATCCTTCAATTCTACTCATTTCATACGTTGATAATGGTAAAACATTTACAATACCCAATCCTTCTGCCATCTCCAATTGTAAATAAAAATCACCGTATTTTACCAAATTACGGCTCCACATCCACAAATTATGTTCTATATTTAGAATATCGTAAAATAAGTTTTCTAAAATTTGTTTTATATTATCATCTTCATGATGAATTTTTAAAACATTTCCAAATTCATTTCTAGCAGTACACTCATCCGCATATACATTAAGTGCGGCACTAATGATTGGATCCATATCCATTGAATCATAATCTCTAAAAAGATCAATACGGACTTGTTGATATGCCAATCCGGATTCTACTCCGCCTGCATAATTACTAACCTTTAATTTCATAAAACGATCAACAAGATTGGTTGTCATAGATTGATACTCATCCGTATCTACAACCTTTACCCCATCTGGAGTTTTACGAATTATAGTGTTTGTTGAAAATAGTTTTTGTAACCTGCCGAATATAGATTTATCTGCCATTTAGTGTAAAATTTTTTTTAATATACGAAATTTTTTTGGGTTTACCAAATTACCACTTACGGCAACTCCAGTATCTTGCTTTAGTTCTTGGGCCAGGATTATCACAATTGTGTCTTGCTCTAAAACTTCTCCTTCTATCAGGATTTGATTTTTTAATCCTCATATTAGGGTCACCAAAGTTTACCTTAACCACATTACCAGCTGGGTTTTTTACGTATACTTTAAATTTTTTAACATCTCCTCTCATTGGTTTTCCCAATGGAACATCTCTACCTTGATATTCTGCTTCTAATAAACAAGGACAAGTTGCTTCGTTTAATTCCTTTGAGTATGTACGCATAAAGGATATGAAATCTTCCATATCTTCATCTTCTACATCATATTCATCAGGTTCAACTGTACCATAGTTTATTTCACTATCATCATCTCTTCTTTCAGGATGATTTGGCATATGGTTATCTTCTTTATGTAAATTTACAGGTAATAAGTTAATAAGTTTCATTTCATTTATATTTTCGTTTATTGGTACACAATTAGGAACCATTTTACCATTTTTTTCTTTCATTCCGACCTGTTGATACCCATCCCAACAACCTTCATCTAATTGAACACTTTCTTTACAAGTTCTCCAACCACCACCTTTTGATTTATAATTTTTTGCAGCCCAACCATTTGCGTAAGCTGATGGGTATACATCAAATTTAGATTTTGCTGCCGCTTTAGATGCCGACCATTTACCTGGATCAGTTGGGCAATTCTTTTCCAAAAATAATTCCATTTTTTCTTCTATAGTCATAATTTCATTTTTCTTTTTTTTAGCACAATGTGCTTTTTGAGAGAACCCTTTTGGGTTATTACAATCTATACTATTTTTATATTTCTGACTCCAATCTTCATTTTTTGGTTTAGTAGAAACATATATAGGTGTTTTGCCTTGTCCACTACTATTCTTACCACCCCTATCTGCATCATTTTGTGCCGCTCTCTTTCTACGAGTTGCACTTTCTTTTTCCTTCTTACTCATCCCCGCTGCTTTTGCTGCAGGAACACATTTAGCATAACCACTTTTTTCTCCCGAAGTTCCACATGGTGGGTGCTTACCATCGACTTTTTTGCCAATGTTTACCCATTTTTCTTTAAACCATTTATTCAAATCTTCGTTCATTTGTTATACTTTCAACATATAAATATAAGATTATCCCAATAACCAATGTAAATTTTCCTTTTCTCCTTTACCCATATCCATTTCATATGGATTTTGTTTTAAATGAGATGCGGGAGTATATACTCCTTCGTATTTTTTTATTTGTGAAGATCCTAACATTGCTTTCGTTAAGTCAATTCCCTCTTGCTTTAATCTTAACGCGGTGTTTCTTACCCACAATCCAATTGCCAATGCCATCGTAAGGTCATCATTATACCCTTTCATTGCTTCCGCTCTACCACCATTCCATATGAATGTAAATAATTCTTCTATTAATCTTGATGATCTAACTAATATTTCCTTTTCATTTAAGTAAGTGTCCAATGCAGAAATGATAAGAGGTCGTGTCTTTGTTGTGGTAGAAAATCCGGCTACCATTTGCCTTTCATCTCTATAATATTTGTTAGACATTTGTTTTTCAACATCAACATATTTAAGATCATTACTCATATAGAATAAATTAGGATACCCCCTATCTATAACTTGCTGTATTGCTGCCCAACCTACGTTTGAGTTTTCTACTACAAGTAATGCGTTGTTATATTCCGTTGCTAATGCGGTTAGGAAGTTTCCAAAATCTTTTGTATCAATTTTGCCTCTATATTCTCCAACTTGTGAACAATCTTCTATATCAATTATTTGCGCCGTTGAATAATCGGATCCATCACCTCTCGCTACGTCTGCAACAACCATATATTGCCTATTATAATTTGGATGTTCCCATATCCAAAGATTGCCATCGAATCCTCTCTTCTCTACTGGCTCCATAACGTATGTATCCTTATACCACATTAATAGTTGTGGATCAATCACAGTATCACCGGATCCAACGAAATCACAATCACACTCTTGCGATGCACCTTTAATTCCTAATATACGTGTCTGTTCGTTTCTCCACTCTTGATTTCTTTCAGGATGTACAGTCCAATGTAATTTTATGGTATTAAATCCATTTGAACCATTTTCTCCTTCTACCCACATTTTATGAAACCAATTACCAACACCATTTGGTGTAGATAATACGATTGCCGAACCACCCGTTGATAGAGTTGATTGTGCTGATAACCAAATTTCATCAATATCTCTAATGAATGCCGCCTCATCTACTACCAATAGTGATAGTGCTTCAGAACGTCCTGCATCTGGAGAAGATGCGATTGCTTTTACTTGCGAACCGTTTTTTAATTTAAGAGAAAGTTTGTTATCCTCAACAGAAGAATTACCACCATCTCTTAACCAAACAGGAAGTAAATCATGCATTACTCTAACTTTTTCTACAAGATTTTTTGCTACCGTTACTTTAGTTGCAATAACCAATGCATTAAAATCCTGATTGAATAACATTTTCCAAAGAATAAATCCAGCTGAAAGTGTAGATAATCCAAGCTGCCTACTTTTAAGAATAATATTAAAACGATTTTCTTTAAAATCAGTTAGGCATTCTTGCTGAAATTGGTATAAATGAAATGGGATTTTTCCTCTAGTCGGATGTTGAATTATACAATATTTTTTCATAAAGTAAATGGGGTCTCCCGCACATTTACGATATTCATCCGATATTAGTTCTTTTAAATTTTTTTTTGGTGCACCTTGTACCGCCATTATTTTTTTAATTTGATTTTCCAATACATACCCACATTCAGATATGGTGATAAATCATTTTGTAAATTCAAAACGCCAATATTTGCTTTATATAATTTATCAGATTTTGTTTTATAAACAACACCGGTTCCAACACCTCTAAATACTTCTGCTTTATCAAAAGTGCCTTCAAATCCAAAATACAATTGTCTTTTTGGTGGTTCTTTTAAATATATTTTTTGTTCAACAATTTTTTCTCTAACCTTTGCATTAAAAGTTCTATAATGAATTGTATTTTCTTTTATAGTATCTATTACCGAAACAAAACCAAGACTATCATCCAATTTCAATGTATCTTTATATACATTTTTAGCATAGTATTGTGATAAAATTTTTGCAGTATCTACGTTTTGCGGAACTGATACATATATCGTTGTGTCATGGTATATATCTTTCCCTGGTTTCTTTACTACCTTTGTTTTTTCTAAATAGAATGTATCTATTTCTTTTTTTATAACTTCATACTTTTTACCATCTATTTTTATGGTTTCGGTTGGTTTTTCTTCTTTTTTTCCTACACATCCCTTTAGGTAGTTAAATAAAAGTACAATACAAAGTATTGCTATTATAATATTTTTTACATTTAAAAATTTTTTCATAATTTATTTTTTAATCAGTTCTGGATGATTCAATTCTAATAATTTTTCTTCTAATACTTTTCTTCTTTCCAATAGTAATTCTATAGATTCATAAGAGTTATCTATATCTGATTGTAAATCTTTTTTAACCTGATCAATATCTACTTCCCAAGTCCAGTTTTCTATCCTACCATCTTCTGTTACCATTTGGAAATCCTTTTTTAAAGAATTCAAACTATCTTCGCATTTTTGTTTGAAATCTCTTATAAATCCTAATTTATTCAAAGTTATTTTATAATCTTCATAAAATGGATAAGTTCCATCTGCTTTTAATTTTGCTTCTAGTTTTGCTAAACAAACTATACAATATCCCGTTTTTACTATCAATTTTTTATCGGCTCTACTATATTGTTTGGTCTCACAATTTTCGGAATGACATGTACTTAATTTTTGTAAAAACTGTCTGACATCATCCATTTGACTAACGGATACTTTAAATCCATCTTTTTGTTCCCACTCCTTACCATCACCATCTACCCACCTATCACCAACTTCTCTTTTTGTTGTATCTTCTGATTTTTCATAACCAAAAACTCTCTGCGTATTATCTTCTCTACCAAATACGGTATCTATGATAAGTTTACGGGATTTATGCATCCCTTTTGATTTTTCATCAAAGCTTTTTCTTTTTGCCATACTAATTTATTTATGTAACTAATTGTTTCTTAATATATATCAAAATTATTCGTAAAAAATACCAAGCAGCTGATTCAATGGTGCAAATGTTCCGGTTAATTTGTACGTTTTACCATTATAAAAAAATACAAGTCCCTCAGCTGCAACAATTCTATTGATACCACCTAAAGAGTTTAACCTTGCTAATTCTGTTTTAAATTTTTGTATTTTTGTTGCATCACCAGATGTTTTTATTTGTGATGCAACTTGTTTTAACTTATCTTTCATAGACCTAATAGCCTTATCAGGATGAACGGTCAAAACAGAGCTAACAAAATCTAATACATCCGCACCTACTCCCAAAAATATTTCTTCAAATGGTTTAATGTTATCTTTTTGTTGTTTTACAACATTTACTTTATCGTTATCCATTGCCCAACTTTGTAAATCAGGATTTGATATTGTATTTAATCTAAAAGATTTATCACCAAATGCCCATCTTCTCACCAATGCTTCTTTTGTAATTTTATCAACCTTAACAGGCGCTTTAGTATCTATGAAGTTTTCCCACCAGCTTTGATGATATAGTGCAACCGTATCACCATCTCCTAATCCAAATTGCGATTGTAATCTATTTAATTTTGATAAATATTTTCCTTGCTTTGCAGAAAGATTTTCATTTTTTGGGATTGATGTTATTGGTGGTCCCTGTATTGTATATTTTGATTGGATATCTGCGTTTACTTGTTTAATCATCCCGGCCAATACTCTTGCTGCACTTTGGTCAGCGCCTACGGCATTTCCACTTTCATCATAACAAGTTGTATTATGAAAAACTAATAGAGCCTGCCCATATGGTATGACATTTACGGATTCTGGCCATATTACTTCTATGTTCATAAAACACTTACCTTCATTGAATATCTTATCCCTTTGCTTTTGTGATAAAGATGAAATTGCTGCGGTTAAATCTCTCATTGCAAAGTTATATGCATCTGTTAATCCACCTCTGCCGGAAAATTTAGATGCAACACCTTCAATTCCCATTGCGTTTGCTCCTGCATTTGCCAAATGTCCTTTGTTTCTAGCTGCAATTAATCTACCATTTTTCCAACTAATTGCCAATGCCTGTCCATCGGTTTTTTCTCTAACTACTCCTAAATCACCATTAAGTGCTCCTGTAATTATGTTTTTAAGGTCTCCAAATGTTAAATCCATATCATCAAACGGATGTGACATATGTCCATACGCACCACCCTCCAATAGTAATTCTTCTTTAATAAATTTTGTAGGAGTAAATGCAACTCTTGGTAAATTATCTATTGTATATTTTACAATTCTTTCATCTGCATCTTCATCACCAAATATTGGATCCGCTTTTGGAAAATCAGTTTGAGTATATCCACCATTAACATACCAATCTTCACCTTTATCGGAATTAAGTTTTCTCTTTTTTCCCTTTGCAATAAAAGAACCATCTGGTATATCGGCTGTGTTAGATACCGTTACCGTACTTACTTCAGCTATATTTGATTGGATATTTAAATCCTTTTCCATTTGCGTAATTTCATCGTAATCCATTCCACGTAATGCTTTTACAACTGCGGAAGGGTTTGGTGGCATATTTACTCTTCCAAACAAATATGCGTTTATTCTTTTTCTAAATTTTGAGTCTCTGTATAATTTTATAATATTTTTGAAATGGATGTCTTTAACACCCATTTCTCCAATCGTTCTAAATGTTGTTGCTTGTTTTCCATTTATAGTCGGCATACCATGAGTATCTTTTCCAATATCTTTTACATCAACTTTTTTGTTTTTAAATTTACCCATCAATACGGTATCACCTTTATCAACATCTATATTAATATCTTCTTTGAAAATTTGTTTATTTATTCTACCATATTCTCTCATTAGGATTCCTGCTACTGCATGTGCTTGGTTTTCTATCGGTGAACCATCTGCACCATCCTGCATTGAGTTTCTGACCAATCCCATCTCATCTTGCTTCCTGTGAACCATCTCATGTGCAAGAGTTCTCAATATATCCGCAGTTAATCTACCTTCGGTTGCAACATATATTTCCTTCGTTTCAGGGTCAAATCCTCCAAGTGATGTTTTTATTTCTGCAAACTCTCCACCACCTACTAGATTTACTTTTGGTGCTTCTTTTAATTTTAATCTTTGCGTTGCCCACTCTACAAAATGTCCAATTGATTTTTGTTTTGTTTCTGTTAGGTTTTCTTTTAATAAATCGGCAGCATCTTGTTTTGGTTTATTTTTTTTATAATTTTCAATTGATTTAAGAAGTTGTTCATCGGAAAGTTTATATTTTTCCATTTTTTCTACGGCCTTCTTAATTACATTAATAAGAAATTTATTATTTTCACCGTTATCATCAATATTTTCTAAAATACCCAATGTGGCAGTTGACAAAGCTGCTCCAGTACTTGCTGCGGATACACCACCCATTCCCATTGCTTCCAATGCTGCATGTTTTCCTATATCTTTAGCAAGGTGAGCACCAAACCCAACTGCTCCATGTGTAAAAGCACCCGATACACCACTTGCTGCAGCTGATCCAATTGCACTAGCTGTCGATGCACCGGCCATGGCTGCTTTTACAGCTCCTACTCCCGCAGCACCTACTGCCAGAGAACCTAATAATAATCCGGCATTTATTGCAAAGTTTTTACAATCTTTCTTTTGCTTTTTGCTTTTTTCCCAAGATTGATTAAACAATTCTTTTTCTTCATCGGAAGCATATTCCGATATCTTTGGTCTTTTTTCGGTTTTCTTTTTTCCGGTTGGATGTCCATGATTGTCTGTTACATCAACTTCAACTTCTTCATAATCCGGGCCGCCTCCTCTTCCAACTTGTGCAAATTCACTCCAATGTCTATTTTTTCCTTCTTTATCTTTAACTGCCCCTAATTTACCAGTTGTTGCCAAATCTTTGACGGCCGATATGCTTCCACCAACCATCTCTGCCTGATGTTTTCCCCAATTTAGAATACCTTTACCAAACTTTTTTAAACCACTTTTAACACTATTCATCATGCCTTTTCTTTCAGGCGAATCTGGATTATTTACTTTATCAATAGTTTGATTATCTTCATCGGATAAACCTTTTCTTGCATTATCTAATGCCTGTTTTACTTTTTCAGCTTTTTCGTCTTTTGGGCCGGTTTCTGCAGTTGATTTTAATTCTGCACCACTTAATTTTTGTGGTTCAGGAAGTGGAGGTGCTGCAGATGGTTCTTTTGATGTTTTTTGTTTTGAATTGGATGGTATTGCCAAATCAGGCTTACCATCACTTTTTTTAACAACTGTTCCGGGTTTTTGACCAGGAATAGTTACATCCGGTTTTTTATTTGGTTCGTTTGCAGGTGCATCTGATGGTCCTTTTGCCATAGCTGCCGTTTTATCCGTTGCTGCTAATTTTGCTGCCTGAATATGTGCTGGATGATCTTTCGGTAATCTCAAAGCATCTCTTGCTTTTATTTTCTTTTGTTTACCTTTTGCATTTGTATATGTAATATCTCTATCCAATGCGGTATTTGGTGCTTCTCCTAAATAATTTTCTATAAATTCATTAAATATTTCTTCTGCTGCGATTCTACCTATTAATTCATTTATAGGGTCATATACATAGGAATCATCTGTCGTTGCTGCAGCACGTATATCATCATTTTTCTTTTGTATTTTTGTTACATCTTCTTTCGATGGATACCCCTTTATAAAATTCTCATTAAGTTTGCTTGTTATCATTTTAAAAATTTCTTTATCAAATTTAGGGTATGCTTTTAGGAAAAACTTTTTTGCTTTTTCAGAATCACCACCTCCCAAATTATTACGAACATCCGTACCACTTATTGGATTTTGTTCCGCAGGAACTGGGTAAACATAACCGATTTCATCGTATCCATATCCGGCTTTTCCTTTATATGGTTTAAAATATTTACCTTGCAATCTAGTTGCATCTTTTTCTCCAACCGCAGCAATGTATTGTGTGGTTTCTCCATCAAATTTTTTAAGTATTTCTACAGGCTGGTATGGATTACGAACTTGTATAAATTTATTAGAAGGAATACCAAACATTTTTGTTGCTATTTCCTTCTTTTCTTTAAATGAAAATGGAGATTTGGGACCAGACTGGTCGTTTGATGTTCCTATATAGACATTTCCTTCTCCAAATTTAGAAACTAAATGGGAGTAGGTTGCGTAATGTCCTCTGTGAAATGGTTGAAATCTGCCTGAAAATACTACAACAGTTTTCTTTACTTCTGGTTTATCTATTTCGTTTATTAAATTCATACATATAAATATCCTAAAATTTTAGAAATTTTTATAAACGAATGGGTCTCTTTTTTTTAATTCTTTTAACTTTTTTTTAAACTCTTGTTTTAATTTATACTTTTTGTATAAATTTATAAAAAAAGAAACTATAAAAATTTTCTTCATATTAGTTGTTTATTAATTTATTTTCTTCAATAAATGGTACTATAACTTCATGTGCAAATCTTTCTTGTCCAAACGGAGTTGGATGTTGATCTCTCCAACCATTTGGTTCCGCAGGTTTAAATCCATCAATTGGATAATTTTCATCTACCCACTCATAACACCCTTTTACAGGTAAAAACTTTTTCCAATCCACCATATCCCACAAATAGGCCACTTCAGCATGTCTAATAAAATCATGTATCCACATATCCATATACGTTGTCATAAAATATTTTATACCCAATTTATCCAAATACATCTGTACTCTTAATATGTGTTCTAATGTATATACCATTGATGATACGCCATGATTAAATATCCTATACCATTGTTTACAATCTTCCGATGTTTGCCAATGTACATTCATAATTCTCCAATTTCTCCTATTATCGATTATTGCGGTTGGACTTTCGGGGGTAAATGGTGGACCTATAAACATATCACCACCATCAACATATCTATCTGCTCTATCTATTCCAGACCACATTACACCTACTATAATTTCATCCGGATGATATCCTTTTATATTTATTAAATCTTGCACATATGCAATTACTTTTCTAGCAATCAATGCATTTCCTTGTGACCCGGCTCCACCATTTACCAATTCTAAATTATATTTTTCTTTTATTTGGGATGGCCAGCAATCGGGGTATGCTGTAAAACTACATCCACTAGCTACCAAAACCTTTTTTTTGTTCATACTTTTTTACATTTATTTACTTAATAACTAATATATATAATTATATTATAGTACAAAAAGTATTTTAATAGGTTATGAAAATTTTAATTACAGGTGGGGCCGGATATTTGGGTTCTGTTATTGTTGGTAAAATGTTAAATGAAGGTTATGAAGTCGTAGTACTAGATAAACTTTTATTTAATCAAACATCCCTTTTACAATACACATCAAATCCTAATTTTACTTTTATTTATGGTGATGTGCGTGATTCGCATTTATTAGAAAAATTATGTAATGAGTGTGATGTAATAATTCCACTTGCAGCAATTGTTGGATTTCCAGCATGTGCATCTGATCCAAAATTAGCAAAGGAAATAAACTTTGACCAAATCGTAAATATAGTTAAGTTTACAAACGGTAAAAATAAAAAAATATTATACCCAAATACAAATAGCGGGTATGGAATTGCAGAAGGGCAAACTGAATGTACCGAAGAATCACCACTAACACCGATATCCGTTTATGGGCAAACAAAATGCGATGCTGAAAACTTTTTGAGAACAACAACCGATGCAATCATATTCCGTTTAGCAACCGTGTTCGGCGTTTCACCAAGAATGAGAACGGATTTATTGGTTAATGATTTTACTTATAAAGCAATCACCGATAAATACATTGTTGTTTTTGAAAAGAATTTTAAAAGAAATTTTATTCACGTCGAAGATGTGGCATCTGCATTTCTTTTTATGTTAGAAAATTATCAAAAATATAAGTGCGAAGTGTTTAATGTGGGGTTGAGTTCCGCAAATCTTTCAAAGCAGGAGTTATTAGAGAAGATACAAACACATGTGAAAGATTTCGCAATATCTTATAACGATTATTATGAAGACCCGGATAAACGCAACTATATTGTTTCTAATGAGAAAATAGAAGCAACTGGGTGGATGCCTATGTGGGATTTAGATAAAGGTATTAAACAATTAATCCAAGGATATCAAATGATTGTTCCAAAAATGGGAGCAGAATTTAGAAATGGATTTCCTCTGGGTTATGCGCAAAATTTTTAAAATAATGATTTATATATTTCATCACATATGGCCTTCTTCAGCTGGAATAAAAATTGCAAAGGAGCAAAAAAATAGAATTTATAATAAAATAAATGATGAATTTATTTACATAAAATCTCAAGTTTTACAAAGCCAAAATGAATTAACAACTCTTAAATTATTACAAAGTAAAGTAAAAAGTTTTGATGATAATGATACAATATTATATATTCACACAAAAGGTGCATCTGATACTAGAATAGGAAAAACCGAATGGAGAGAAGTGATGGAAACGGAAGTTATTGATAATTATAAATTTCATTTAAAAATTCTAAAAAACGGATTTAATACATCAGGATGTCTTATGGGTATACCATTTTGGAGTGAATATATTTATGGTGGAAATTTTTGGTGGGCAGCTGCTAATTATTTAAAAACAATAAAGCATAAAATATCCGATAATGGGAATAGAATGTTGGCGGAATGGAATTTTATATCGGAAGGTATAAATTGGAATCCATATAATATTCCACATATAAATTTAGAAAAATATAATCACTTTGCAAATTTAATATGTGAAGAAATATGTAAAAATTCTAATTTTTTTAATTCAAAAAAAGAAAAATCTTTTATATGAGTAATAAATGGAATGAGTTTCAAATAACTCCATCAAAAAAGTTTGGATATGAAGTTTCAATATATCAACCATCTGTATTTAGAGAATATAGAGGTGAAATATGGACAACTTTTCAATCCGAAGAACATCCCGTAATGAATCAAGTTCACCACAGTAAAGAAGAATTATCAATTCATGGTAGATTTTCTCGTTCATATAAAGGAGTATTGAGAGGATTACATTACGATTATAAAACGTGGAAACTAGTACAGGCAGTAGTTGGTGATATATATTTAGTAGTTCTAGATATGAGATTAGATTCGCCTACATATGGTGAATGGGAATCTTTCATAATATCGGAAAGATTGAGAAACCAGGTAATAGTTCCTCCGGGATTTGCAAATGGACACTATGCACTAACGGATTGTGTATTTCATTATAATTTATTTTATAATGGAACATATATAGATGTAGATGGTCAAAAGGTAGTGAAATGGAACGATCCAGAATTTCAAATAGAATGGCCGACGAATAAACCAATATTACAAAAAAGAGATAGATAATGATTAAAAATTTAGAACAATATCCGATAGTAAGAGATATAGATTTAACAAAACAAAATTTAATTGATTTTGAAAATCTAATAGCTGAACATTGGGAAAGTGGAAAAATACAAGGACCTGTTCATTTATCAAACGGAAACGAAGAACAGTTAATTGAAATATTTAAAAGAGTTAAATCGACTGATTGGGTTTTTTCTACATGGAGATCCCACTATCATGCATTGTTAAAAGGTATTTCTCCAAAATGGTTAGAAGATGAAATATTAGCTGGTAGAAGTATAACAATTGTTAATAAATCGGATAAATTTTATGCAAGTGCCATCGTTGGTGCAATTATTCCAATTGCAGTTGGTGTTGCCATTGCAAATAAAAAAGATGGTAAAGATGATAGGGTTTGGTGTTTTATTGGTGATATGGCATTTGAAACGGGTGGGTTTTATGAAATGCATAAATACGTTTCTAATTTAAATTTGCCAATAACTTTTGTTGTAGAAGATAACGGAGTATCAACATATACACCAACAATAGATACTTGGGGTGGTAAAAAAAGAGAAGTACCGGGAGATGTTATATGGTATAATTATTCAAACAAATGGCCGCATTACGGAACAGGAAAATGGGTAGTATTTTAGTAGAAAATTTTAAAATCAATTTCGTATTTGATGATTGGGATATTGAAACAAATACTCCCAATCCAAATAGATTTAAGGATTATGAATTACCATATGATGATATAAATTCATCTTGGGTGATATCGACTAGTCCAATGGGAGTATTTGATGGTGTAGTAATCAATCCAAGAAAAATACAAGATGTAATAGATAATCCAAATGAAATATTTTACTACCATGTTTGGAATAGAAATTCTTTATTAAATAGATTTTTTGCAAACGGAATTTTACCAATTGATAAAAAAATAATCAATCTGTTAAAAACAAATAGTAATTTTCATTTACTATTAATGAATGAGTGCGAATTTGAAGAAAAACGTTCTTTGCAATATTTGGATGAAATAGTTAAAAATTTAGGAATAAATCCAAAACAAGTTTGGTTTATAAATAATAACGAAAAATTATTAGAATATAAAAATGAATTGAATGCAAGTATAAACATTCACACAAGTCGTTCAATGTCCGTATCGTTAAGAGCCAGTGATAGAATAAGATACAAATCACATAAAAATGGTCCATTTTTCTTATGCCATAATAGGACACCAAGAAGTCACAGATATTGTTTATTAAGTATTTTAATGAAAGAAAAATTATTAGATGCCGATATAAATTGGTCTTTAATTGGCGGATGGTATTTTAACAACATATACAGTCTCAAAAATATTTTTAACGTAGATGATATTTTAAATCATATAAAAGAAATAAATCATTTACTATCAATAGAAATTAAAAAAAGTAAATACGAAACGGAATATGAAGAATTGGATGATAGAGTTGTACAAAGATTGCCCGTTGTAGCAAATACATATGAAAATTCATATTTTAATATTACAACTGAAACAAATTTTGAAAGTGAGGATATTCATATAACAGAAAAATCATTTAAACCATTTTTTTATTATCAGTTTCCAATATTTGTTGCTTCTTACAATCATATAAAATATTTTAGAGAAGCTTATCCAGATTTTGATTTTTTCGATGATGTTATAGATCACAGTTACGATGATATACGAGATAATAGAACCAGATTATTTAAAATTGTAGAGTTAATAAAAAGTATAAATGATAATAAAGAGTTTTTTATTGAATTCTATAAAAACAATAAAGATAGATTTGTAAAAAATTTTGAAATACTTTCAAATTACTTTAATAAGTATGATTATGATTTTTTCAAATCGTTGGCATCAATAAATCCACAAACCGAATCTGATTTTTTACATTTAGTATATGATAATTGGGATGATGAGTTACAATATCCTGCACACATGAATTGTAAAGAAATTTATACAGATTCTTTTCTTATGAATTTGGATTCATTTGTTAGATCGTTGGGGTTTCCTGAAGATAGAATAAAACGTTACCATCTAAATGATGTTGTAAATTATCCTAATAGAAAGTTTTATTATTTTATAACTTTAACTCCGAACAAAATAGGTGATAAAATTAGAGATCATAATTTACCAATGCCACAACAGGTTATAGACTTGTGGAAATCAAATCGTAATTTTAATGTAGTAGTTGCCAACGAACAAGAGTGGGAAAGTTTCAAATGTTTTAGAACTGTTCATCTTTGGACACAATTTAATAATTTGAATCAAAAACAATTATTCATGGCAAATAATAATATTAGAATGAATGATTATAAAAATGAATTACAAAGTGATATAAATGTTTTTTCTACATCAAAGGTTAGAACACATATTGCATTGGCAATGATGGGTGTTATGCCAGATTTAAAATATGAACCAAATAAAAACGGTAAATTTTTCTTATGTCACAATAGAAGAGTAAGACCACACAGATATTCTTTATTAGCATTTTTAAAAAAATATAACATATTGGATAATGTGGATTGGTCTTTAGTAAATGGTTGGGATGCAAAGGAAAGATTTTTAAATGATCCGGAAGGATTATATGGTGCATGTTTGAGCAAAGAAGATATGGTTGATATGTTGGATGATATGATGTATTTTATAAACATTAATCAAAAGAAAAGTTTTTATGAAGAAGATAAAAATTGGTTCAGAGAAGATAATGTTAATTATGTCAATTGGGGAGAAACATATGAATCATTGAGTTATAAAAACTCATATGTAAATATAACAACAGAAACGGAGTTTGATACAACCGAAATACATATTTCTGAAAAATCCTTTAAACCCTTTGTTGCTTTTCAATTTCCATTAATATTGGCATCACCACATCATATAAGAGAAATTAAAAAACATTACAATTTTGATTTTTTTGATGATGTTATAGATCACAGTTACGATTCAATAGAAGATCATAAAGAAAGGCTTATTGCATTTGTAAAAGAAATAAAACGTATAAATGATAATAAACAATTCTTTATTGATTTTTATAAAAATAATAGAGATAGGTTTCAAAAAAATCATCAATATTCAATTGATATTACAAAAGATACATCAGATAGAGATTGGATATTGAGTCTTATGAATTTTGATAATGGAACACCTCATAAAATAAAATTAATATAATGAAAAAAGTTTTAATAACAGGATGTAGTGGATTAGTTGGTATTCATTTGGTTAAAAAATGTTTAGAAAAAGGTTATGAAGTGATTGGTGCAGATATTAGGCATTCAAAGCATTTACCCATTTCGGAAAAATTTACATTCTACGAAATGGATTTGACTTTATCGGATAATATAAAAAATTTATTCTTTTTTGAAAGTCCCGATGTAGTTTTTAATGCATTTGGTATAAAGGGTTCACCTATGCGTGCAAAAAATGAACCATACGATTTTTTATATCCATCTTTTAAAATAAATACGGAGATTATAAATGAGTGTGCAAAAAATAATATTTGGTTGATATTTGTTAGTTCCGTTGGAGTATACTCCCCAGCTGAAAAATTTATTGAGGATAGTGTTTGGAAAACTTTACCTTCTGATGCAGATTGGTATCCTAGTTGGAGTAAACGAATGAGTGAACTATTGTTAGAAGCATCTAAAATACAATATAATTATAAAAACTATGCTATATTAAGACCTGCCAATATATTTGGTGAATATGATGATTTTAGTGGAAATGGTACTGTAATTGCTTCAACTATTAAAAAGGTATATGAATCCGATAAAGATTTTATAGAAGCATGGGGTGATGGTTCACCAATTAGGGATTTTGTATATGCTGGCGATGTTGCCGATGCGATATTAAAATTATACGAAAATAAAATACACGATGTAATTAACTTTGGAAGTGGTGAAGAAATTACAATAAAATCTATGATAGAAAATGTAATTGAAATTAGTGATAAAAAATTAGAAATAGTATGGGATAGTACAAAACCAAATGGTGATACTCGTAGACAGATGGATACTACGAAACAAAAACAAATAGGATTATTACCAAACACAGGATTTAAAGATGCATTAAAAATAACATATAAACATTATAAAAACAATTTATGATAAATAAAGATTCAAAAATACTAATAACAGGTGGTTCCGGATTAGTAGGACAAAACTTAACAAACCGATTATATAAAGAAGGATATAAACACATTAGAGTTAATTTGCATAAAAGAAGTGTAAGAAATCCAATCGATGATGTAGAATACGTTAATTTTGATTTAAAAACATATGATGGATGTTTGGAAGCAACCAAAGGAATAGATGTAGTTTACCATTGTGCTGCAAGTACATCAAACGCAGTAGATACCGTAGTTGACCCATTGGCACATGTTACTCCAAATGTAGCAATGAATAATTTCTTAATTGATGCCAGTTGGAGAAATAAAGTTCAACATTACATTTTCTTATCATCAAATACCGTATATCCACCAAAGGGAGATGTGGCTGTATCTGAAGAAGATTTCTTATTTGATGCGCCATATCCTGTTTATTTTCCAGTTGGTTGGATGAAAAGATACGCAGAGGTTCAATGTGAATTATATGCAAAATACTTACCAGAAAAAATGAAATGCACGGTAATCAGGCCGGCAAATTTATTTGGTCCACATGATAAATACGATTTTGATAAATGTCACGTTACTCCTGCAACAATTCGTAAAGTTGCCGATAAGATGAATCCTATTCCGATTTGGGGTGATGGTACTGAATTGAGAGATTTACTTTATATTGAAGATTTTGTTGAAGCATTACAAATTGTAATGGAAAGGGAAACTGAAATGTTTGAGATTTATAATATTGGCTGCAATGATGTGTATTCGGTTTTAGATGTATTGGATAAAATGAAACAGATTGCTAATTATGATGCTCCAATAGAATTCATAAAAGGTAAACCTTCGATGATACCGATACGTAGAATCGATTCAAATAAGATTTATGATAAGTTGGGTTGGAAATCATCTACCTCTCTGGAAGATGGTTTAAAATTAGCATACGAATGGTATTTAGAACATAAAATGGAATTTAATAAATAATGGAGTTTATAAACGATAATATAACAAAAGGAATTATTTTTGCAGGATGTTCTTTTACATGGGGACAGGGTTTGTATTATTATTCAAATTTATTTACACTAAAAGAACCTCCTCCTGATGCGTATAATCCGGCATTATTAACCGATGCACATAAAAGATACGGTGCTACACTACGATATCCCAGATTGGTTGCTAATCACTTTAATACATTTGAAGTTGTTTCAAAACAAAATGGGGGATCAGAAGATACAAGTATAGTTTATTTGCAAAGATGTTTTGGTATACAAACCGCACATACACATCTAATAGATGATTTTTTTTCTTATGATGAAATAGAATATATAGTTTTACAAACATCTCAAATTGTGAGAAATCAATTTCAGTTTGAACACAAAGGACGGAAGTGGGTATTTTTACCTTGGGAAGAAGAAGAATCAAAAATGTTTTATGAGTGGTTATTAGAAAATAATATTTTGTTTGAGGAATGGGAATTAATGCATTATACAAATGTATTTAATAAATTAAAATCTGAACTTCAATTTTATGAATCTAAAGGTATAAAAGTTTTACTTTTATGTTGGGAAAATGATTATTTAAAATTTTTTGGAGATGATGATTGGTTTATGGATAGGTTTATTCCGATTGAGTATAATAATGTGCAGTACAATACAATTAGAAATTTAATGAATGAAAATATAGAATTACATATAAATTCTGATTATGAGTATTTTATAGAAACTCCAAAAGATCATCATCCTTCAAAAAAATGCCATGAAATAATAGCAAACAATATTATAAACAGAATCAATAAAGATAAAAATAAAAAAATAATAATAAATGATAGAAAAATCGTATAAACAAGTGTTAATAGATTCTATGAAATTATTAGCGGAAAAAGATGAATCAATTTTTATAGGACAACAAATTATTTGGAGAGGAAATCCAATGAGTACAACTTTAGAATACGTTCCAAAAGAAAAAATGATAGAACTTCCTGTTATGGAAGAATCTCAAATGGGAATATCTTTGGGTATGGCCATGGCCGGAAAGTTTGTAGTTACTTTTTATCCAAGATGGGATTTTCTTATTTGTGCTACAAATCAATTGGTTAATCATATTGATAAAATAAAATTAATGAGTAACGATGAGTGGATTCCAAATATGATAATTCGTTTAGGGAAAGGAAGTGATAAACCTCTAGACCCAGGTCATCAACATAAAGGAAACTATTTTGATGAATTTAAATCAATTTGTAAAAATATAAGTTTTCACGATTGTAAAAATAAAATAGATTTAGAACTTGCATACCTATATGCAATAGATAATGGTGGAATAAATTGTATCATCGAATATCCAGAATTATATAATGAATAATATTAAAAAACCAATTGGCTTTACTTTTGGTGGGAAGGGGATTCATAAAGATTTTACAAAAAGTAAATTAAGATTAAAACAAGAAGCAATTGATACCGGTTGGTTTGGTAATTTTATTGCATATGACCAAGAATTTATAAATAAGTTTGATAATTCACAAAAAGGTGCCGGGGTTGGATTTTGGTTTTGGAAGCCTGCTCTGGCACTAGAAACTATGAATAATAGTTCCCCGGATGATATTATTGTATATATGGATGCCGGATGTTCTATATATAAAACGGATTCTTCCGAAAAAAGATTTTTTGAATATGTAGAATTATGTGATAAAGGACCAGGATTTGTTGGTTTTGGTGGAGGAGATAGTAATGTTCCATTGGAAATACAATATACCAAAAGAGATACTCTATTATTATTAGGATGTGATAATTCGGATTATTGGTATACATCTCAAATTTCATCTGGAATTTGGTTTGTAAAAAATAATCAATTTGGAAGAAATTTAATGGAAGATTGGTTCAACGCATGCCAAATAAATCATTTAATAAATTGGGAAAAATCCTATAATGAGGAACATCCAGAATTTATATCACACAAACACGATCAAGGTGTATTTAGTGTGTTATGTAAAAAAAGAAGAAATCTATTAAATAATTGTTTTTTAAATGCACATGAAATATCACATGATATTACCAATATAGACCCAAATTTGAACTTTCCTATAAAAGCAATGCGGTTGGATGATTCAATGTTATAATACGTTGGGAGATGAAAAAAATATACGGATTTACTTTTGGTGATATAGGCCAATTTAGTGATTTTAGAAAAACTAAATTCAGATTACAAAAAGAAGCAATAGATACGGGTTGGTTTAATGATTTTTTTTGTTTTGATAGAACAGATATAGAACAATTTCCAAATGATAAACGTTGTCCAGGAATAGGTTATTGGTTTTGGAAGCCTGCTCTGGCATTAAAAATACTTAATGAAATTGAAAAAGACTCAATTTTATTTTTTTTAGATGCGGGAAATTCTATCATTAATAATGAAAAATCAAAAGAAAGATTTTTTCAATATGCTGAACTATGTGATTCGGGTCCAGGAATTGTAATATTTAGGGGGGAGGGGCCCAAAGAAATACAATATAGTAAAAGAGATACACTAATACTATTAGGTTGTGATTCGGATGAATATTTACAAACTCCACAATTATGGTGTGGTCTTTGGATTATAAAAAATAACCAATTTGCAAAAGATTTAATGCAAGAATGGTACAATGTATGCAGTATACATCATGCTGTTAATTGGGAAAACTCATATAATCCCGAACATCCCGAATTTGTTACACACAGATATGAACAATCTGTGTTAAGTCTTTTATGCAAAAAACAAAATCAAATAACAAACAATTATATTATACATTCACAAGAAATTAATTCCGATTTTAGTGATAGAGATTGGTATAATGATTATCCGATAAAATGTTTAAGATTAAGTGATTCCAGATTGGGAGATCCTAATTTTTAATCAATTTTATCAGAAACATATTCACCCATCTCCCAATTACTCAATCTACCATCATTCACCTTTACTTTGTGAATGGTATTGTCAACTTCAATTGAATCATACCACTCTACCAAATCAGGAAAAGTTTTTCTAAAATCTTTATGACGTCTAACATCGTATTGTTCATAAAAAGATTTAAAATCATGATGTAATAAAGATTTATCAGATTCAGTAGAATTGTGTCCCTTTTCTACAACATCAAGATAATCAATTAATCTTTCTATTTGTGCCTTTTCTCCTACAACAAATAAGTTACTATCTTTGTTTTTTTCATACCAACCTTGTAACTCTCCTCTCAATTTTATTTTTTGATCATCAGGCAATGCAAGTGGTGACATGAACGCCGGCCATCTTAACAAGTTTAAATCCAAATTAGGTCTATGATGTCCGTACTTTGCTTTTAATTCTTTCATATCTTCAAAGAAATCAACTATGCTATATAAACACAAACTGTTTATGGTCATCATTATAGTCAAAGCCCTGAAGGTTTTGGGGTTTGCGTTTTCGATGAACGTACACATATTTTCCCTCCATTGTTTATAATCTATTCCATCTCTAATGTATTCCGCTGCAGCTCCAAAAGCTTCATTTGATGTATATAAATCAAATTCTTTTATATCAACATCATAGGTAGCATCTATAAGTTTTTGTAAAGTTTTTTCACTAGTTCCCAAATTAGAATTAACGGCAAGTCTTAAATTTGGTGATGGATATTTCTTCATCAACTCTATAAACTGCCAGAAATTTCTACTCTGTGATGGTTCGCCGCCGGTAACACGTATTTCTTCTAAATGTTGAGATAATTCAGGCCACCATTCTAAAAAGGCATTGACGTATGGATTGTTTTCATTGTATTTACCATATATTTCAGACCAAGAACCATCTGCATAGTATGCTCCGGCCGAAGAAGATTTAAATCTTTGGTATGGCCCGTTTTGTTTAATATCTTTCCCCCATGTGGTTGAGTATCCGGCATTGCAATATGAACAAGCAAAATTGCAAGTTCTATCAAAAGATACTTCTACAGTTTTAAGCATAACATCCGCATCCCATGGTAAGTTTTTTAAAGCTGCGATATCTTCTTCTTTATAAATCTTACTTTTAAAAACTCTATCAGCTATATTATTTCTGCCAATATCCTCAACTTTCCAACAATACGAACATTCGGCCGGTCTTTTGCCTTCCAACATAAGTTTTCTTGCTTCTTTCTTTAATTTAGTATTATGTAATGCTGAAGGATTTGATTTTATTTCTTCAGGATCTATTGGATGTGGAAGTGGTAAGTGACACGAATTCGTATAACCATGCCCAAGATGCAAACTTGCATTATACCATTTTGCTGCACAAAAAGTACAACTTATTTTGTTTAAATTTTCATCTCTCCATTTAGCTAATTCTTCTGTCATAATATTTCTATTTTTTTATTTAGTTTTTTTAATTGTTTTGATATTTCATTATAATATACACCAGTATGACTGCAAATAACAATGCATTCATCCATATTTCTAATTATATCGGGAGTATTAACTACTTTATCAGTTCCATAAAGTATTTGATTTTTTTTGTTTTTTGAATTATCTATAATTCCTTTTATTTTATTATTATCAATTCCATTATATAAATAAAATTGTGTGTTTACATGTGCACCATAAATATAAATATCCGTATGATTGGTATTTTTTAATATGTTATTTATACTCTGGATTTTGGTGAGCGTTCTATCCCAAATGGAATTAAATTTGTCTGAAATTTTTAATTTTATGTCTTTTATTGATTTTTTAGATTTTTTAATTTTATAAAAAATAGAATGATTTTTATAATTCTCTTTTAATTCAATTGAAAATCCATTTTTATTTAATAAATAAGTAATAATTTCATCATTTAAATAAAACGTATGTTCAAAATGAAGTATAGATGCTATTGATTTTTTACTATTTAAGAGATACTCCATATTTGGAATACTCATAAACATAATTCCACCCTTTTTTAAGATTTTATTACATTTTTTTAAAAATTGATTTGGTTCATATGAATGTTCAAAATAGTGCGAATGTACAATAACATCAACATCTTTTATATCCACAAATGATTCATCAAAAAAACTATTTATAAAAATAATATTCCCATCATTTGTTTTATATGCATTGGGTTCTACGATATACCATTTTTTAAATTTATCTACTTTTTTTGCAATTTTTGCAGAAGGATCACCAATTTCCAACACTACCCCATTTTCAATATCATTTGAAATAAAATTAGAAAATTTTTCATAATGATTAATCCACAAATCTCCTACAATATCAACATTATGATTATTTAAATATACATCTTTGAAATCCAATAATTCTTTGATTAATATTTCACCACATTTCGAACATTCGCATATGGTATATGAATTTACTTTATAATCAGAAATATACTGAATAGTACCCATAAATACGGGCATTTTAGTTGTATATTTATTTACAATTTTAGACCCACACAAAATACATTTTTTTCTACTTTGCATAATATATTATACTATTTTTGGAGGTCTTGCAAATTTATTATATTCTATATTTTTATCTTTTTTTATTTCATTTGATTCAAATATTTCTCCATGATTTCCATTTCCTGATTTGTCAAATGTTTTAAAGTTTGAATTTATTTTAAAATCGAACCACAAATATAAATCATCAAATGTTTCATTACTACTATTATATATCTTAATATCTGAAATATCTCCTGTGAACCAATTTTCATCATTGTTTTCGCAATATGGATTTGATGCTCCTATGTATATTATACTAGATGAATAATCGTATAATTTATTATTTACTTCAACGGATTCGTATTTTCTATCATTTACATATAATGTAAAACTATTTTTTTCTTTTATTACTTTTATCGTATTATAGTTAAACACATCCACATTTGTTACATAAATATCACGATACAATTGTTCACCATCATCGTTGGTTTCCCACCATTCCCATTTTATATTCTTATAAGAATCTACAAAAATTCCCATAGTATAACCAACTCTGCCAACCACACAATATTCTCTTTGTATCAGATTCGTATCTTCTTCAAATTTGAATGTAGCTTCTATTATAAAATCATTATTTAATAATTCAAAATTTTTAGTATTTGTATTATTATTAGTATTATTTTTTACAAAATATGCATGTTTATTTTTAAAAATCATAACAATTTACATTTATAATAAAATTCTTCTAATTCAGGAAAAGTTTTACAAAAATCAGTTCCACGTCTTTTATCATGTTCGGCTACAAATGTGAAAAAATCTTTTCTATTTCTATTAAGTACTTGCGTATCAACATCAGATTCAAACCAATCTTTTATTCTTTTTATCTTATTTATTTCCATATCAGTAAACCCATACCCATCATCAACTCCTATTCTAACTTGTTCGTGAAAGTCTGCTAATTTTGCTTGTTCATCTATTTCATTAACCCATTGTTTTTCTAATATTTTAACGGATTGATGATCCGGCCAACGTAAATAAGATGAATCTAATAAGATAGATGATCCCCAATATCTATACGGATTATGGTATCTCTTTTTTAACTCAATAACATCATTCATTAGTAATTTATAATTTGGAACGGATAACGCATTATATGTAGACATTATATCAATGGTCAAAGTTGGAAATTTATCTAAAAGAAAATCAATCCTTTCTTTAAACAAATTGTATTCAAATCCATTTCGTATATATTCCGCCTGCTTGCCGTAAGTATCACATGATGTAAATATTATAAATTCATAAACCAATTCCTTTTCTAATATTTTTTCTATTTTTGAAACAAACTCATTAAATAATTTTTTAGGTATTCCCAAATTACTATTAATACACAAACTTAAATTTTTATTGGGTGTATCGGTTTCTATAATATAATCTAATATTTTAAAAGTATCTTTATTCAGTAAAGGTTCACCACCCGTAATTCTGAATGTATGTAGATCTTTATATAAATCCGGCCACCATTTCCAAAACGCTTCTACATACGGATTATGTTCGGATGCCAAATATGGCATTGTTCCCTGTTTTTTAAAATAATCTATATTGTTAAAATTTGTAGATGTATTGTATCCGCCATATTTTTCAATCTCTTCTACCCATTTAGAAGAAAATTGAGGGCCACAATAAGAACACTTAAAATTACAAGTATTCGAAAAACTAACCTCAACATATTTTGGATTAAAATTTCCTTGCCATCCAGATTTTAAAACATCACCAAAATATGGTGCCGACCAAGGTTCAGATGATTTATAGGTTCTATCGGAAAATGCATTTGAATTATTTTCTATGTTCCAACAATAATCACATTCTTTTGGCTTTTTTCCTTCCAACATTTCTTTACGAACTTGTTTCTTAAAGTTTGTATTATGTAATGCGGTGGGATTTTCAAGTATCTCAATTAAAGGTATTTTATGTGCAGTTGGATGATGACATGAGTGCGTCATTCCATTGTGTAAATGCATTGTAACTTGTGTCCATTTAGCTAAACAAAAACCACAACCAACATTATTTAACTTATCCCTAGTCTTTTCAAATACCTCGTTTAACATTCTAATATTTTATGATGTATAAAGTTCAAATTGCCGGTCTTATCAACGGATTTATTAAAAATAAATTCATCAAAAGTATGATGTGCTAATAGATTTGTTTTCTCATAGAGTTTAAACTCATACAAATGAAATTCTGCTAAATTGGCATTTTCATCAATTTCAGTATATCTGTTTGCGCCGAATACTATACACGAATTATCACAACTATATAACCCCAAATTTTCTAAATTTAAATTCAATTGTTCTTCCTCATTTATAAGTATTTTTAAATATTTTTTAGCTACATGTATCATCTTTAAATGAATATGTATACCATCACTTATTGTAAATGGAAATTGATAAAATTTTGATGATTCATCCTCATATTTTACAGTAAAAAAAAGCATGTTTTTATGAATATCAAGTCCTGTGTATTTTGGTAGTATGCAAAATATTGTACCGTTTCCAGATGATGTATCCAGTAGAGTCATTTTCATTTCAATTTGAAAATTATATTCTCCACTTAATATTTTTGTTGCTGCATTTTCTGGAAATGTTTCACACAAACACTTTGGATGAAACATCCATGGTTTACCCTTTTCTATATGTATCATATATATTTTTTAGTTCTGGAAAGGTTTCTAAAAAATTCGTTCCGCGTCTTTCATCGTATTCATCTACAAATTTAATAAAATCTATTCTATTTTTTTCAATATCAAAACTATCTTCAGATATTGCATAATCATATAATCTTTTTATTTTTTGTATTTCGGTATTTGAGAATCCATATGCACCTCTAACGAATTCTGTCATTCCATAATATAGTGCTTTTTTTGCACAATCTAATATTAATTCTTTATGTTCTTTTTCTAATATTTTTACTGATAAGTGTGATGGATGCCTTAAATATGAGGTATCCAATTGTATTGCCGATACCCAATATCTATAATCATTGGCATGTTTCTTTTTCATTTTAAAAATCTTATCTATCAATTCCGAATAAGTGAAAACAGATAATGCATTGAATGTTGCCATTATGTTTATAGTTACTTTTGGTAATTCTGTCAATATTTTATCTACATTATTCCAAAACCTATTATAATCCAAACCAAATCTAACATACTCTGCTTGTTTTCCTTTTGCTTCAACGGAAGTAAATATTATCAATTCTCTAACTTTATTATTTTCACATAAATCCTTTGCTATTTCAATAAACTTATCTACCAATGCATCAGGCACTCCCAAATTACTATTAATTGCTAATGATAAATTTGGATTTTCTTCCCAATGAGTTTGTATATATTCCAATACTTTGAAAGTATCTTTTGATAGTAGGGGTTCTCCACCTGTAATTCGGAATGTATGTAGGTCTTTGTATAAATCTGGCCACCACTCCCAAAATGCATCTACATATGGATTTTCTTCCGAATGTTTATATGGCATTTCATTTTTGGCGGACAATTCTTCTATATTATTATAATTTGTTGATGTTTTGTATCCACCAAATTTTTCAATTTCTTCTACCCATTTAGATGAGTATTGTGGGCCGCAGTATGCACATTTAAAGTTACACGTATTTGAAAAACTTACTTCAACATATCTTGGATTAAATTCTTCTCTCCAATGTGAATCTTTTATTTGTTCAAAATATGGTGCAGACCACGGTTCGGCAGATTTAAATATCCTATCTGAAAATGAATTTGAGTTATCCTCTATGTTCCAACAATAATTACACTCCTTTGGCCTGCCACCCTCAAGCATTTCTTTTCTTTGGGTTTTTTTATACCGCGTATTATGTAATGATGATGGATCTCTTTTTATTTCGGATAGTGGTATTTTATGTTGGACCGGATGGTGACAAGAATGTGTAAGTCCAATACCCAAATGCATAGTAACTTGCGTCCACTTTGCTAAACAGAAACCACACCCAACTGAATTAAGTTGATTTTTTGTTTTTTCAAAATAAATGGCTTCGTTTAACATATTATTTAACTTTTACATTTATCATTTTATGTTCGGAATATATTGTTTCTATATCGATTAATTCAAATTTTTCATCAACATTTGACATTCCATCCTTTTTATAATCTATTTTTCCTTGCTGCATTTCCAACACATATCTTCTTTCATTTCTTGCAGTCGTTTCACCCTTTGCCCACTTCTCCATTCCACCTTCATTTATCAAACCCTCCGTCTTATGTGGTAAACAATAAAATCTTCCGTTTTTTCTATAAGGTAATGCAACATATGGTATTTTTATATCTTCCGTTTTAAAAGAAACTCTTGATATGTATGCGTGATTACCTGTTACGCAATCCACTACTTGTCTATTTATTCTATCTATATTTTCAAAATCGTAGTGAATTATTAAACTATCCAATGGATGTGTTTCATGTAAATTTTTAACTTCATTTGAAGTTAATGCTCTATCCCAAATTTTTATATCAGAAATCTGACCTTTAAAAAATGTATTTGGTTCATCTGCATTAATACTAGGCGTATATCCTATATAAAACGGTTCAGAACCATATCTCTTTAACGATCCTGTATATGTTATTGGAGATTCGGTACCTGTTCCGTTTCTTGCAGAACTCTCTCTTCCATTTAAATACCAATGCATTTTTTTATCAATAGTATCTACTACCATAGTGACCCATGTCCACTCATTTTCATATCGTTTAAACCATTGGTATATTTGTTCTTTATTATTGTTCCACAACATTGCAGTATATGCTCTACTATTATTAAAAGATATACCCCAATCATAACCAGGTTTTCTCAAAATAGGATATTCTACAAATCTTCTCTCACTATCACCTATTAACCAAATAGGAACTTTTTCAATTTGCTGGTCCGCTTTTACCAAAATCGAAACGGTATGTGAGTTATTTAATATATGCCCAAATGAGTTTGGGATTTCCATATAAGATGCTTTACCATCAAAAACCCCAACCATTTTTTTCCTATTATAATTAAGAGTTGTTCTATCTACCATATCTTCTCTAACACATCTCCAAAAAAGATCATCATCCTCCATGCCCCAATCCCAATAATCATTTGAATATCCATTTGTTTTTTCTACTTGTTTTTTTGTAAACAATACGGCACCACCAAAGTATTCTTCGTACTTTAACATATAATCCGATTGAGATATATTAACTGCTATGTGTACGGGATTATTTTTAGGATATGAATAATCACAACTATTATCTTCAGGAATCATATCAATATCATGCCAAACAATATAATCACATCCATCTTCGAATGCATACTTTGCTGCTATATTTTTCATCAATCCTCTATTAAATAACCTATCATCACATTGATGTGCTATATAGATGGTATGTTCTATTCCGGCCTCTTTTAAAAACTTTGTAACTTCAGGTACAAATCTTTTTAAATGTGCTTCTCTATTTCTGTATGGTACGCAAACTCCTAATTTCATAATTCGGCTGATATAAAATGGTAATCAATCATATTTGTATAACTTAATTCTTTGTATTCTAAAGTATCATATCCATCCCTTCTCCAATTTGTTTTTCCTCCTAAAACTTCATTGTAAAATCTAATTTGATTTTTTCTTGTTTCGGTATATAACCATTTATTTTCAAAAAATCCATTTTCAGGATGTGGTAATAATTTAAAAGTACACTTTCTTCTAGATGGGATTTTTACCTCTTGAATTGATTCATTATCAATTATTGGTACTCTTTTACAATTATTTATTATTGCATCATTTTGTTGTGTTGATAAATCTATTAGTTTAGATTTTTTACTTATTTTCATATCATAACAAACTTCTAAACAATGCGGAGTTGTATAATTACCATAACTTTCAATTAATCCTAAATATTTATTATTTGAAATTTCTTGTATTTGACCTTCTTCTAAAGAGTGATTAAATATTGCAAAATAATCTATTACACCTTTATATGGTCTTTTTTTATTGTATTCGGATGTTGTTGTTTTTCCTAAATAAAAAAATTCTTGATTATAGTATGGCATCAATCGATCTTTTTCATCTATATGAGTTTCATCAACTAAAATACCATCTTGATACATTTTTATAATTCTGTTATATTGGTCAACTGTGATTGCAATTACGGTTCTTAATTTTGGTGTTATACTCGATTTTAGTGTATATAATTTTTTATTTTTAGACCAAGTTTCAAATTTATATCTTTTAAAGGAATCATATGTTATCACCGTATCATATCCAGGAACAGAAAAAACAACGTATTCATCAAAATCATATTGAGAATCACATTGTATTTCATCCGGTTCAAAGGATGCATATATTGTATAATTTTTATCAAATGCAAACGGTTTTGGACATTTGATATAGGAATCTTTACCATTAAAGTATAACCCTGCGGAGTTTCTTGTTTTTACAGGATAATATTTTGTATCTAATTCTATAAGATTTTCTTTACATCTAAATAATAAATCATCATCTTCATACCCCCACCCCCAGTATTCATTTGAATAACCGTTTATTTTTAAAAAATCACTTATAGGAAATAATGTAACTCCTCCAAAATATTCATCAAAAACTATATTTTTTTCCGTATTTTCCGATATAAAATTGTACGCAAGATGTGTTGGTCGTGTTGAATATGAGTAATCAACATCAACAGGTAGCATATCTACATCATGTAGTACTAAATAATTACAACCTAACTCTATGGCTTTTTTTGTACCGATATTTAATAATTTACCTCTATTAAAAGGTTTTTCATCGGCTTGTTCAACTACAATGATTTCATAAACAATTTGTGAATTGTTTAAGTATTTTTTAATAGCAGGTAAAAATTCAGATAAATGTTGATTCCTATTTCTATATGGTACAACTATTCCTAATTTTTGTTTTTGCATTATTTATCTTTATCTGCTATCTTTTTGCTATGCCATTCGTACAGATACCATTGTAGTCTTTCAGACCACTCATCTTTTTCGATTTCTTCAAACCAAATTGTTAGCGCATCTAATGAATTGGCAATTTTTTCTAAAGCTTTTACTTTTCTTGTTTCAAGAAGTAAAAGTTCTTGTTCTTTTTCTTCGTTTCTTTTAGTTGTTGTTGTTGCTGCCATAAATTATTTTTTACATTTAACCTTGTTTACTAATATAGTATTTTTTTTATTAATTTCCAAATTATATTGATATAATTTTTTTAAATAGTTTTTTCCAATTTGAATATCCATCATAATCATCACCAATATTTTCAAACATATATTCCGAATTATTAATATCTAATTTAAATCTACATTTTGCTAATTCTCTATACATTTTTCTGTATTCTTCTGAATATGCATATCCTTTATTTATATTAGCTACTTCTCTAATCCTATCAGCACAAGTACTATCCCATTTAAAATGATGTACCTGAACATTATAATCATTTACAGGTGCTATTAATGGGTGATTCCACCCTTGCCAACGCCAAGTTGTTTGTCCATCTATTTTTGCGTAATGTTGTCCTGGAGTCAATTCCACATATCCTTTCATTATACAAACTTTATTAGGACATGCTTCACTCATTGGATATCTAAAAAATCCTGCTATTGGAAACTGTAAGAAAATATTCTTATTATTTATAATTTCTGGAAAAGTACCATCTTCACCTATTCTATCAATAAATCCACCTCTTACCAAATCCCACCCATTTTCTTCACAATCATGTATAATTTCAGATAATTGTTTTGAGTATATATGAAACTCATCATCATCTGCTACTATCCACCAATCTTCTGGATGTAACATTTTTATTTCATTATATAACTGTGTTACATATTCCCAATTATATTTTTCTTTTGTTTCTCTTCTTACTATTTTTACATTTTCAAATACAGCACTAATTTCTTCGACAGCATCGAATGTAGAAAAACCTTCCCACTCATAAACTACAATATAAATTTCATCTACAATAGATGTATAGTAATCTAACATATGTGGTAGTATGTTTGTTCTACTTCCTGTAACTGTAACTAATCTTATTTTTTTATCTTTCATTATTTTTTTGTAAGTATTGCTATTCCTGTTGTTGTTGGTCTTTTTGAATCAAACATACAAAAATTTTTTAAATTTACCAAATTCCAGGCGGTATTGTTTTGTAAGTCCTTAATAAATTTTGCAGGGCCATCAAATTTTTGAAAATCTTTTTTATCATTTTCTGTTACAATAAATGTATCGTGATATGTTTGATCCGTATCGTGTATTGTAATAATACCACTTTCACTCATTATTGTTGAGTACAATTCAAAATCTTTTTTTACTCCTTCATAAGAATGGTCACCATCTATATGTAAGTAATCTATTTTAATATCCTGCCTAACAAAGTAATCATAAAATGCTCTTTCTGATGTTTCTAAAATTATTTTTGGTTGAAAATTGTATTGTAAAAAAGAATCCGGTTCAGTCCAATCGGTATTACCACCAATTCCATTATTAGCATCAACGATGATGGTAGTTCCAATATCACCCCACTCATTTTGTGGATTTCCTTCAAATATTTTTTGCTCCCACAAATCATATCTAGCTTGCGTCATAATACGTGGAATATATCCTCCACCTGTTCCTATACAAACGCAGGTTTTTGACCTATTGAGTTGTATTAATGAATAAATTAATAACCCATCACCCATATGTAAATCAGTTGCACCATGTGTCCATCTGTAACTAACAGGTGTATGTATTTTATTACCATTTTCATCCAAATGTGTATTGTTGGTAATAAATTCTTTTACTCTATCTAAATTGATAAGACTTTGCATATTTCGGTAACCCATTTTTGTTTATCTGTATATTTTTGAAGTCCTGCCTTCAATCTATCAAATTGTTTTTTATTTTTTTCAAACCCATCTTCCAATATCCTCAACCATTGGTAATGAAATTGTTGTTTATTCATTGCACGGTATCTATATTTTATTCCTCGCATCCAATCGGAGTGTAGTATTGGTAATTTTCCATTATCTATTGCATCAAATATTGCATAACCAAATGGTTCTTTTGTATAAGCTCCATGAAATATTTGAAAATTTTTATCAAAAAATCTATTATGAAATCTATAATCAAATTTTTGAAACATATGTGATTGTGCATTTATTTTTGATGCTTCAACCATTCTTTTATAATCATATTCATTTGAAAAAACAAATGCAGGTAAACCATCCAAATAATCCGCATTTTTACGGGTCTCACATCTCGCAGCATAACCTATTCTATTTGTAACTATTTCTGTAAATGGTTTATTATTTTTCCATTCATAATAGTTTGTAATATTTTTTGTTTTTGGATAGTACGTATGTATTGAATCGTTTTCGTACCCAATCCAAACAATATTTTGGGAATTATCCAATATATCTTTTTGCCAATGCCAATCCAATCGTGTCATTATATTTTCATACTCATCTTTCAACCCCACCATATCAGGAATAAATGCATGTACAAACGTAGTATCCGTTTTATGTAACCATTTTTTAATTGTTAGATTTTCTCTATAAGAGTGATGCAAAAAAATAATCTTATCACATTGTTCTAAAATCTCATCAATTTCTTCATCGTTTTCGTAAGTGTAAATAACATCCGGATTTTTTTCAAAGGGCCGGTTATCTACTATTATTTTATATTCCGTTTTTAAAAGTGGAATTATATTTTCAATGAAATTGTTACACCATATATCGGCACCTCCAATAACATTTTTTCCATAACCTGTTGTAATAAATACAATCATACGTTGGTATCACTTTTTACTGTTAAATAAACTGAATTTGCACCTGTTACCAATCCCACCGTAGTATATGTAGTTGCGCTGCCCAACACATTTGGACAAGATGGTGCAGTCAAACCTGCCATAGTAATGGTAGTACTTGTTGAAAATGTAACGGTATTGCCAGCTGCAAGACCAGAACTTATTGTGAATCTTTGCGTACAGGTACCATCTAAAAGACCACTACTATTTGTATTATATACATCCACCGGAGAACCCCCATTGACTGCCGCATAAAGAATGAAATGTTTTTTTACGGTTGCAACATCCTTCATATAAACAGTCAATGAAGGACCTGATCCTCCACCATAGGATAAACCATAAAATTCATCCATCGATAAAACATCGGTTCCATCTGTAGCATACGAAACTGCAAAATCATCTCCCGCAGTTGCCATATCTGCTTCCGCAGTTGCCGATAATCCTCTTTCTACATTTAAATCGGAAAATGATATTTGACCACTACTTGGTAATGCCATTATTTATTTTGTTTTAATTCTTCTATTTCTTTTTTAAGTTCTTTTATAGATTGTATTAATAGTGGTACAATTCTATCGTATTTTACTGCTAACATACCCGTTTCTTTCCGTTCTGCAACAACTTCAGGTAATACTTCATTTATTTCTTGCGCAATAACACCCACATCATGCTTTCTTATAAAATAACCATCTTCCCCACCAGCTTCTTCAATAAAAGAATCTTTCCAATCAAATTCTACACCATTAATTTTTTCAATTTTATCTAATGCGTTTTCTATTGGTTTAATATTTTCTTTCAATCTTTTATCCGAAGAAAAATATGCGGTTATATTTCCAGTAGCAGTAATATCTCCACCAACTCTTAACATGGCACCATTACTTACCCTTGGAATTATTACATACCTTGTATTCGAATATATAACTTGAAATCCACCTGCATTTATTTCGGTTTTTTGGACAGGTATGGTGACATTAACCGATGTTAATTTTGGTGTATATACTTTAACTCTAAAATCTGTAAAAATACTCATAATTTATTCATTTATTTTATACACAACCACCTCTTCCAGAATATTCAATATAAAAAGTACAATTGCTAAACTCATCACATACGCCCGTATATCTTATTATTTCTTGTCCAGATGGGCCACAATCACCATATCCGTAGAATGTACCTGCTGATGGACAGTTGCATCCAGTACCCGCATCGGCCTCTGCGGTAGCTGATGCATTTATTGTTTGTACAAATGGTAATAATATATAAAACCCTTCTCTTAAAATTGTAGTTATTACTGCAGATCCAGTATAGTTTATTTGGCTTTTAACGGTTTCATTGGAATTAGTAAAAGTTGATTCACCCAATTGTGATTTTGAATATGAACTAACAAATGTTCTGGTTCCGCCCGCTTCGGATGAACTATATAATGCAACTCCATATCTTAAACTAAAAGCTGCGTTCGATACATAGTATCCAGGATCCACAGTAGCATCAAATGATGCGGAATCTGTTCCAGTTTGTCCTAAATCACATGTAATAGTTACTAATGAATTATTTTGCGTTGCCGATATACTAAAACTTGAACTAACGGAACCTGTTAAAAATATACCAGATCCTGATAAATACGATGCTACGGTTCCTGGGTAGTGAGATGCAATATTAGTTCCATCTTGTGCACCACTACTTCCAACTATTGTCTGTCCAAATGGTGATGGGCTAGTTGTTGTAATACTTGTACTTCCTGTACCCGATAGAGTAGCATCTCCACTTATATCTACTACTAGATTTGCAGAATCATAAAACTCAACGGACGGCCTTGATGAATTTATTTTTATATTCTTTGTACTAGCCTGTCCTGCTGATAATGTTGTACTATCGATTGTCCAACCACCAATACTTCCCTCTGTTGCATTTATTTTTCCCTGAATTTCTGCGTTTCTTGTAGTTAGTAATCCTGATTGATTTATAGTTGTTCTATAACTTTCAGTTCCTATTTCTAAAATACCATCATTGATACTAAATAAACTTTGTAGTGCATTCCAAATTACCGCTCTTTTTAGAGAAAAATCACCAGAACCACTCACAAAAAATGCTGTATTGGTATTTGCATAATCACCCGTTCCCATGTAAATTTTTTGGTTAACTCCATCCAAAGTTATACCGGTTCCTGTAGAACCATTCCCACCAATTGTTAATGTATTTTGTATAGAACCTGATGTTGCGGTTAATCCACCTTTTATATCTAAAGATGTTCCATTCCATTTTAAAAATGATGTACTCCCATTTACAAAGGATGCTCTATAATTTCCACTATCATTACCAATCCATATTCCTGTGTTACCATAACCAACCGATGATTGTCCAATTGAAATATATGGATATTGAGTTCCTCCGGCTAATGTTATATTTGCAGATGAAACACCACCATTATTATTAGTACCAACATTTAAGGTGTTTTGTACATAAGATTCTTCAAATAAACCAATTTTAGCTGCAACAAAAAAATCTTGAGTACCCAACGATTCCCATCCTGTTTGGCTTGGTTGATTTGGTGAACCATCTGCCACATCACCCCCTGCAGATGTGTGCTGTCTAATTGCTGCATAATATACATCATATGGTGCGTTTCCATTTGTACTCCAAAGAACAACATCCCTGCGACCTGTACCCGCGCCTGTACTAAATTGATATGCTCTTCCTGATTCCCAAAGTCCTGTAAATACAACACCAGGTCCAGTCTGACCATCCAATGTAACGGATACTTTATGTGTTTGTGCTAATGTTACCGATGCCCCCAATGAAGTTACATAAATTACATCAAAAGTAACAGTCACACCCGCAGTCGTAGATGGAGTATTTGGTGTTACAGTTCCATCGTTATTATTAGTTCCATTTGATACATTTGCTATTCTGAATGTAGAATTTGCATATGGAGATGAATCATCATATGTATAAGATGTTGTTCCTTCGGTTACGGTAATTGTAAATGCTGTCGGGGTTCCGTATGCACCTGTATTACTTCTTGTTATAATTTGCGATGCAGGACTTATGTTTATAGTAACCGCATTTGCACCATTAACACCATCCGCACCCTGTGTGGATTTAGAAAGTGTTTGATATTTTTTAAGAGTTACTAAATTTTCTACATTTATAGTATATTCAATAATGGCCAAATCACCACTCATTGCGCTATGATCAGCAAATACTGCAGGATTTCCTGATATGGTTTGTGTACCAACTGTTATAGTTCCTGTTGTAACTGAAGTTGTTACTTTAAACTCACCCAGCCCAGGAGTTGTTGTAACACTATTAAGTTCCGTTGCACCTTTAAACACAACAACGGATGTACCAGATCCTGTGTAAGTTACTACTCCTGTATTTGTTGTTGGTAATGTATGTGCCTCATTTGTAAGAAATGCAGTAATAGCATTGGTACCCGCTTTTATACCAAATATATCAACATTATCAAAAGCAAGAACTGATCCTGCATTGTTTTCTTTAACATTTACTTGCCATAAATCAGCATTATCAGCCGCTGCCTCTTCCCCATCCGGAATAGTATAGGTTGCGGTTGTTGAGTATGCCTGTCTTTCTGTACCATTTTGTGTAAATTGATAATATGGAACGGTAAAATTTTGTGCCGTTGCTGTTAAAGTAATAGATACCGGAGTTTTAGTACCATCACCATCGTAAATAACTGTATATTGAGGGTCTGCCGTCAATGCAACCGCCTTTGCATCAATACCATTTGAACCATTATCACCATCATTTCCTATATTAACTTTTGTAGTTCTTACTACTACCGTTTTTGTTTGTCCGGTAGTATTTTCACTATCTGTATGAACGACGGTCAATGTTACAACACCCTCACCCGCATTCATAGTTGCGGAACTTAATTGTAAAGTTTGTCCACTAACGGATGGTTCTGCAGTAAACCCTGAATAGGATGCAACTGTCATTGATGTGAATCTACTAACACTCCCTTCAATAGCATCGACTGTTACGTTTGATAGTGTTCCTGTTTGAGTGCCAGTTGCATTTGCTAGAACGGTCTGTGCTTGTGGAGTGGCAGTGATTACTACATTAGGTACTGCTCTTTTTGCTTTTGTATAATTTATTTGTTTTTGAAATAAACTACTACTACCCTTAATATTCCTATATTCAATTTCTAAAGTAACACTACCACTATCATTTGTCAACCCTGTTATTGAATATTGTGCGTTTGAATTTATATTTGCTCCTGTTACACCTTCATAAGATTTTACAGATGCGCTAAATGAATTATTTATTATTGGATGTGCATAATTAATTGTTCTATCAACAACCCTAACAGAGATTGAACCTGTAGTTGCTAAAAAAGCAGCAGGTTCTACATATCCGGTTGATAATGATGGTAGAGATGTATTTTCATTTGAAAAATTTATAGTTGGTGGAGTTGCTCCTCTTTCAATCGCATCTATCGTTACGGATGAAGTAAACGTACCATCACTTGTTACTAATTCAAAATCATAGGTAGATTGTCCTAAATCAAAATAAAAACCATCACCATCTGGATAAGATTGGTGTGAAGATCCAGTAACATATAATCTATATATGGATGCGTTTCCAACACCACCAATATTGTGTATTGGTGCGGTATATCTGCTACCACCGACAATCGGACCGTATAATGATGATGAATATATGGTTAAACTATTTGGCGGTATAATCGCCGGTAAATTTTGTTGTACTAATCGGATATCGATATAATCATCATCTACAACGGATTTGTAATAATAATCGGGATTAAAGGTAAAATTATTTTTATCAGCAGTAGCATAAAACAAATATGATGGTGCACCCTGATCAACTCTGAATATTGTAAAATATCTATTTATATTTTCACAACTTGCCGTATAAAATATAGCACCAACCGTTTTTGTTGAAAGTGATGCGGTGAAATTCTCAATGGTCAGTTGCTTTGTATTAAAATCTACATCGTAAAGAAGTCCGGGGTAATTTGTTGATGGATTTAAATCCCCAACTGTTATTTCATTTCCTGTTGTATCAATTGCAGATGAATAAAATGTTACCGAACCCGTCAAAGCCGTTTTGTAATAATCAATTAGAATACTACTAGGAAAAGCAGATGATGTATTAAAATTAAAAGATGTATTAGATACGCTTACCTCTAAATCTCTATTGATAATAACATCATTACCACCACTAAATGTGTAAGTTTTTTCAATTTTTACAGGAATGTAATTGTTATTAATATCATAGATTTCAATCTTAAAATCAAATGTTTCATTGTTTATTCTGGTTGGAACATTTGCAATTAGTGTTATTTCATTTGGTGAAAATGATGATTCTTGAGCGGCCCTTAATGTTATATTTGATATTTGCCAATCCCCACCTTTTACTAAAAATACCAAATTACCAAATCCATTATCATCCGGATTAAAATTTATCTGTTGTTTATCAAATCTTGTAAAAGATTTTGTAGTTTCAATTGTTCCTAATAATTTTCCATTATTTGTAGTAACATCCGTATCAACAAATGCAGAACCACTTCCATATATTTCTATTTTACCATACCCAATAGATGAACTCAATAGTGGGGTGAAATCCAATTGATATTCGGTAAATTTAGTAAATTCTATAGATTGTGATGAATAAAATTTAAATAATCCAGTAGATGATGATATATCGGATGTTGGTTCTAATTTTGCAGATTGAAATAATAATTGATTATCTAAACTAACATTTACTCCCGTATCTAAATTTTCCGTCAACCAAAAATTATCTAAAATCTGTTGTGAAAATAATCCGGTTCTTACATTTAGTTCACTATTAAACTCATCTACAATTAATAATTCATTACTTTCTAATTGTATATCTTCCAACAATTCAAAATCACCCAATGAATTACGACTTTTTGCGTATATTTTTATCCTATTTGCATCACCCGCAAATGTTTCTAAATCAGTTATTTTTATTCTTGCAAAGGAAGAACTTACATTTGAGTTTGAAAAAATAACACTTTCATCAAAAGACATTGTATAAGATGCTGATGTAAACGCTGTTACACTTTCATAATTTGAAACTAATGATGATGTTATAAAATATGGAACATTTACTAATGCTTTTTTATTTGTAATAATATCCGATATTGTTGGTTTATATTCTTTTGATAAACCATTTATAGTAATAACCTCACCCTCCATTGATTGTGAAAAATTTGAAGTATCGGTTATTTCTAAATTATATTGTAATACACCTTTAAAATTTTTATAATCCGCACCATTAGTGGGATTTATTGGTGTTCCATTAACTGATCCTGTAATTGTATTTCGGGTTACACTTCTGTTATATATTGGCAGTATGGATTCGGTTACATCCACTTTAGGTCTACGATAAAACCTAACCTTTGTAGTATTTGCGAGTAACGGGTTTACATTTACAGTTTTCTGCCATCTTACATTGTACTTATTTTGCCATTCAAATGGAACCGGTACTTTAAGTCCATTTATTGTTTCATACTCTTTTAATTCACCAAGTATTGTTATAGTACAAGGACCGAATAATGTATCTGGGTAAATATAAACAGCAATTACTTTTGATACACCTTCATAATATTCAGGTATACCCTCTCCTGGTTCGTGGTAGATAACATTTCCTAATGAATCTTTTATTTCTATTTTAACAATTGTATCCTGCACCAATTCGGGAGAACCCTGTATTAAAAATGCATTTTTTCCACCTGTAAACGTATCGGAAAGTTCACTAATTCTAAAATATCTACTATCAGGATCGGTATCTTCAATTAATACCTTATACTTTTCTAAATCTTCTGCAAATAATGTTTTCTTTAAAATCGACATTAATTAGTTTATTATAAATATTCATTTATTTAAATGTGATATATTTATATATAGAAAACTAATAAAAACTAAAGAAATCTAAAGGTTATGAAATATGCAATGTTACAAATAAAAAAAGAAACCCACGAACTTCTCAAAGGATATTGTGAAGAACATGGGTTTAAAATGGGTAGTTTGGTTGAAAATTTAATCAAAAAACACATAGGTGTTTCCAAACCACAATCAGGTGTGTTGAAGGCTGATAAAGTAAGTATTAAAAATCAATCTTACTAAACCCATTTTCTTTTTTTATTTCTATCAATCCATCTACGATATCTCTCATAGCATCTAAATGGGAAATTACCCAAATAAAATCGAATTGAGTTTTAAGATATTGCATCA